AATGTTGAGTAGAATTAATTAAAAGTGTCTTGTTATTGATGATTCAACAACTAAATGATGCATAATATGACTTTTATCATGTTCTTCATGATCAACACCTAGTGAGTGACCTATTTCATGAATTATAAGATCTAGATCTTGTGTATAGTTATTATCAATTTTAATTGTCGCTGCGTCAAGATAAAAATTGCCTCCAATTTGATTGTAGTTACGATATGTCATACCATAATATCTTTTTATGTCTAAGTCTCTTTGTCCTGTGATTCTTATTTCATTGCTAACAAATTCTTCTTCGCATGATTTTTTGATAATTTCTTTATTAAGTTTAAATCCTAAGTTTTTCCAAAAATTTATTGCTGTTTTGATATTGTTTTCAGGTATATGTGAATCATTGCAAAGTACAATTTGTGGTTCGTTGTACCAGTGATGTTGTGTATTCATATCATTTTTTGTGTATGCATTGCAAATGTTTGTAATTAAAAATAACAGCATTGTGTAACTCCTTTTTATCTTTATATTAATAGTATAACATGAAATTTATAAGTTTGCACGTGTAGTGATAGTTACTTAGTGGGGGTTATTATATATTGTGTATTATTGATATGCAATATATTTTATTTAATTTATGAATGGAATGACATTTATTCTTATCGTATTTGTTGTTATTGTTTTTTCTACTACTGTAATTTTAAATAAATGGATTGATTTTGCAGATAAAGAAAAAGAAAGGCGTGAGAAGAAACATGTTGATAATAATACACCTAAATTCAACTTTACAAAGTTTAATAAAGATAATATAATAATAGATGTCGACTGTGAAATTATAGAAGAAACTAATGATCGAAGAAAATACTTATCTATAGAAAATAAAGATCATTAGGAGACTTGATTAATGAGAAAGCAAAAAGTTTTTAAATCTGATTTAGTTGAATTAATTAGTAATCAGACAGGAATGAGTATTTATGAATCTCATCAAGCAGCAAATAAATTTCTTTTAGAAGCAGAAAGTAAATCATTAGCAGATATGATATACAGTCAAATAGCAAATCCTGTTATTGACGCTGCTAAACAAAGAGTTGCAACAGCAATATTATCACAAATTGGATTAGATCCGGATAAGATATTAGGAAGAATTATTATTAACTCAATTGAAGAAATGGATTTTTTGCAAATTAAAAAATACTTTGATCAGTGGGAAGAAGGTGCATGTGAAGCTTGGTTAGATGTGATATTAAATGGAGTTGTTGAAGCAATTGCTGAATATTTTATTGATAAAATGGTAGGTCATTTCAAACAATCGATAGCACCAACCGCAAAATCAGAATTAGGAATAAGTGACAAATTCATGGACAATATTCAAGGTGTTTTAGGCGGTGAAGAAGGTATTGATGCTGAGGCTTTATTAACTATGGTTACCAGCGTTATTAGAGAAAAGATCTTTGATGTTATTTTTACAGAAGAAATAAGGCAAAAAACAGTTGAGACATTATGTGATGCAATGAGTAATATGGGTGATAATTTAAATATATCGAGTACCTTATCAGGAATAACAGATAGTGTAAGTGGTATATTTAGTGACGACGAAGAAGAGGAATAAAATGTTAACAGAAAAAATGATTAGAAAAATTATATCTAATAGAATCAAAGCTAAAATTGAAGAAGGATTACAGCCTGGTAGTGCAGCTCATGCTGCTGTTAATGTTGCGCCTGCTACGCCTGCAACAGCAACAAGTACAACAACTGCAGGATCAGTTGTACCTGGATCATCAGGAACTGTGGGTGCATCAAGAATAATTTATTCCCAACCTACAGATGATACTTCCTTCCCAAAATTAGGTCATAGTGATAAACAAGAATTTGATGCTTTGGCTAATATATTAGAAATAGAAAGAAATAATATAACTGGATTCGATCCAAGTGAACCTTCACTTGAAAATGACATAATGCAAGCAATCATGAAAAAAATTAACGATGATGAAGATGCTGCTAGAGGTGCTGAAGAAATATTTGGAGATCCGGGAGGTATCGAAGCAAAGCTTAGATCTTTTTACACTAAAGATATTACACCTAAAGATCTTTTTGGTGCATCTGATCCTGATGTTCAAACAGCATTAACAGGATTTACAGCTGCTTTGCCTTATAATCCTACTATAACTTCAACTACAAAGTGGATGTCTGGTGATCCTGTTCGAAATAATAATTATCGTCCTTTTTATTGGATTAAGTTCATGGTTGAAAAGAACTTTGATTTATCAGGACTTAAAGCTACTTCTGTTAAGTATGATAATAAAGGACGTCCTATTTTTGATGCAAAGAATTTAGATGATTTTTCATCGCAAACAGAAGAAGTTTTTGGTGAGCTGTATGATATATTTGAAACACAATATCGAGAAATTACCGTTGATGTTTATCAAGGTGGTGGAATGAGAGGCGTTTTAGGATATTTAGATGATAATGAAGTATTAGCTTATTCTGTTTTATTAAAAAAATTAATTGAGAATGATATAGACTCTGAAAAACTACCAATGACTCGTATGTTTTTTGCATATTTAGGTGCGTCAGAATGGTTAGGTGATGCATCTTTGGGTGGTGTCAAACAAGAAGCATTAGGAATCTATGCAGTTGGTGAAGATGGAAGATATGTAGAAGCTTTTAATAATCGCACAATTGATATTACTAATGTTGATAGCGCAACTGTTGCTAGTGGAGATATAATTTCAGATGATGCACAACAGTTCTATAAAATGGCATATGACATGACAAAAGAAGCAGGAAGTCTTCTTTCTCGTGCAATGAGGCTACCTGCAGATGTTGATGATTCTATAAAAAATCAGCAACTAGTTGTAAGAAAAATTTTAGAAAGAACTCCGGGTTATAATGCATCGTTAGCCATTAAAGATTTAGATATAAAGTCGGGTAATATAAAAGCATATAAAGAACAAATTGAAGTTGATTTAGGATCTTTTGAAGTATTATTAAAAGGTAAAAAAGAAGAGTATGGTTCTTTAAACGAGTCATATATCCGCAGTGAAATACAAAAAATATTATCAGAGAAAAAGAAAACAAAGAGCAATAAATATCAAGGTGTTAAGTTAGATGCAACATTTACAAACATGCCTGATGCTAACGGTTATGTATTAATATACCCAAGACCTCAACCATCTGTGGACATGATTACTCTTCCTAGAATTCATACTAGTACCACAGATACAAAAGGATCACAACCTAAAACTGCGTATGAATTAGCTTGGTATGCTAGTTTTTGGGAAACAAATGCAACAGCAATTAGTAATAAATATTTTATGAGTACAAATGATCCAGATTTTCCTGAGCAAATGGCTAGACACATTCATGCACTATATAGTTCTTCGAATGTGTCAGAATTTAATTTGGAAAAAGTTATTGTTGTTAAAGCAACTGATTTATTTAGGTTAAGTAAAAAATTAAATGCTGGTACGCCTCCGTCAGGTTTAGCCATAACTCCTGGTGTTACTCCCGGAACAATAAGTGCGACAGATATTAATACATTCAACACATGGTTTTATAGTCAAGATTTTATTTTGGAATTTAATGCATGCAAAGAATCTTTTAATTCACTTAACTTAGGGATACTTCAATTTATGAAGAAAAAAGATCCTATGGGTAAAGATCTTTATGATTATATGTCTTTCAATAAAGATAAATTTAATATAGGCAAAGACATGGGTACAAAATATGGAGATGCATTAAAAATTCCTAGTGCAGATACTGTTGATCCTGTTGAGGCTAAAAAATTAGAAGATATTAGAGATGCTATCAATAAAATGTATGAATATTTCAAAGGTATGGATGGTTTTGATGCTGGAGCTAGAAACACTGCATTAGAAAAAGAAAGAGATGATGCAGATAAAAAAATTGAATTTGCAATTAAGTCACCTGATATGCAGAAAAATCACCCTACATTCGTGCAAGCTCTTCAAACTTTAGCATTAAGAAAATTTAATAAAAATAGTGCATCTTTCAAAGATGTTGTGGGATTATCTACAAACTTTCATACGTTTGGTCCTAGATTTGGTTATAAACCACAAGTCCATGGACCGGGTTTGTTAAAATTAGTTATGGACTTAGCATCTATGTCTGAAGTTAATCCTCGAGATAAAATTAAATCAACTGCAGTTTATTCTGGTGCAGTAATAGACTTAGGTGACTTTGTTACAAAAATTATTCAAAACCCAGATACAGTGCTAGTCCCAGCATATATTCCTACATCACCTAACTATACTGTAAATCCAACTCGAGCAGAGAATGCATTGTCAGAATTTTCTAATCTATTGAAAGACAGTAGTAATACTTTGAATCAGCCTATTAAAATTAAATTAGATGTTTCTGGTGGTATAACTGGATTAAAATTAGATAAAATTGAGGGACGATTAGGTGGAAATATCAAAATTGGTCTTAGAAGATGGGTTAAGAGAAGTTTAATACCTTCATTTACTGCGATCGATCCGGCATGTACACAGATGGAAATTGTAATGCCAGTAGGTAAATATGTTAGCAAGTTAAGTGAAAATAAATCTAAAACAGCTAAAGAAATAATAACAGCGATTAAAAAACTGATTTAGATTTTCTAATTGATTCGTAAATTCTTTTTCTATCGTCGCTACTTTTTGCAAATAATTTAAGAAGTTCTCCTGCTCGAGCATTTGCTTGATCTTCATGAAAACCCCCGGCATCTTGAATATGACCTATAAGTAAGCCTGTTTGATCTTGCATCATATGGGTCATTTCATGTGCAATACTTCTCATAATGTCAGGAAGAGCTCTTCCTTTACCGTATACGCGACATGTATTGTTTCCGACTTCGTAAAGTGCTGTTGTTGTTATTCCATGTTTAGGTCTATCAGTTACTACATAGACATTGAAAGATCCATTTATAGGTAATTCTGATGCACAGAAATTACAAAATTCACCGAGGTAATTTAATTGCTGATCGTCTATATTTAGTGATTTATCAACGAACAATTTCATTTTTGAAGTTCCTCTGCTAGTATTTTTTCACCTTCTTCTTTTGAGAAGGTTACTTTTTGTTTGGATCCATCTTCAGCTTCATATTCTTCTTCACCTTTTGATGCAGCGTCAGCATGTGCAATTCTATCTTGTTTTTGTGAAGGTGTCATTTCTTCATTAACAAATTTTTCATTGTTATAGTATCTTTTAATAAAGTTCCTGATATCAGATCTTTTCATAAGTTTTCCTTTAAAAATTGTTTAATTGCTTCTGGCTTTGGACCTACTGCTAGATTGTTAAAGTCGACAGCAGCTTTAGCTATTATACTAACTATCTCGCCTTTTCCATTAATGACTGAACTTCCTGAGCTTCCAAATGTTGCTGGTATTGTAAAACTACATTCATGACTATTACAACCTGCAAATTTGCCTTGATAATGTTGTCTTATTTCATCTTCATGTGACCATTGTGGTGCTGAGATTGCATAAATTTCTTCTCCAATATCTGGGGCTTTATTTGCTACTTTCATATTTTTTGCATATTTATAAAATTTTGATTCGAATTCAATTAGACATAGATCATCTTTTTCATTCATGATAGGTTTTTTCTCTATTAGATAATCGTTACCCATAAATGTTGCATACATTCCAACTAAAGGGTCTTTTTCAAAGATTAATCCTGTAGCGTCCATTATATCTTCTGTGTTTAGAGTTTTACACCAATGAGCCGCTGTTAATACATTAATTTTTTCTTTGTTAACATTTACTACATAACCTGAGGCTGATGTAAGTGGAACTAAAGGATCATAGCATAGATCACTTTTATCTTCATCTACATAACAGATTGAGTTGAAGTTATTACTGTCTCTTGTCATGACAAAAGAAGTTAGAAACACAAAGTTTTGATTGTGAAGAATTTTATTTTTGTTTTTTAATTTAAAATTTAAATATTCAGCATTTAGTACGTCTTTTGGTTTGCTATATTTGTTATTGACACAACATCCTACTTGTACGACAAATAAGAAACTTATCATAGCCAAACCTATAATTTTTTTAAACATAATTTACCCCTATATAAATAGGTATGTTTAAAAATTATAATTTACTAATAGTATATCCTGATTGATAGAGTTGAATTATTAATAGAGAGAGATAGTAGATTATTAATATAATATAAAGTATATGTTATTAATTACAAAAATTGTAAATTATAATTTATCTTTAATATAGTACATTACTATAATACTTTATTTAACTTTATGAATAATAGAGTATACTAATAGTAGAGGATAATTAATAATGTCAATTTTTAAAGAACATAAATCTTCAGCAGATCGCTCAGCAACTGATAGAAGAAGACATAAAGAAAAGATTGAAAGAGCTATCAAAGATGGAATTCATGATATAGTTGCGGAAGAAAGCATAATTGGACAAGACGGGAAAAAGAGAATAAAAATACCAGTAAGAGGTATTAAAGAATATCAGTTTATTTATGGGAAAAATAATCCTAGAGTTGGATCTGCACAAGGTAAAGATGTGAGAAAAGGTCAGCAAGTTTCTCCTCCTAAAAATAAAAAGAAAAATGGAGGTCAGCCTGATAAACCTGGGAACACAGCAGGTGAAGAATTTTATGAAGTTGATATATCTTTAGATGAATTAGCAAAATATCTTTTTGATGATTTAAATCTTCCCGATTTAGAAAAGAAAAGTTTTCCTAATATATTCAATAACACTATTAAGAGAAAAGGTTATAGAAAAGAAGGAATAAGACCTAGATTATCTAAAAAAGAAACTATTAAAAGAAAAATAAGGCGTAAGAAAGCGTCTATTAAAGCAGGAACTTATGATCCTGAAAGTGGAGAACGTTTTCCATTTCATAAAGATGATTTAAAATACAAGCATATTGAAATAACTAAAAAGAATGTCACAAATGCTGTTATATTTTTTATTATGGATACTTCAGGATCTATGACAAAATCAAAAAAGTTTAAAGCACGTTCGTTCTTTTTCTTACTATATCAATTTATTAGATATCGTTACGATAAAACAGATATTGTATTTATTTCACACACAACTGAAGCTAAAGAAACAAATGAAGATGAGTTTTTTGGAAGAGGTTCAAGTGGTGGAACTTATATAAGTTCTGGTATAGAAAAAGCAGTTGATATTATGGAAAAAAGATATCCACCTACTAGTTGGAATTTATATACTTTTCATTGTTCTGATGGAGATAATTGGATTGAAGATAATGATAAGGCATTGGATATAAGTAAGAAGCTAATTGATATGTGTCAATTATATAGTTTTATAGAAATAACTGATGGAAGAAAAGGAACAGCAGGTTGGGGTGAACCTATGTCTGAAGTCTATAAACCTTTAGAATGTAAGAATTTTAAAATTGTTGAAATAGATTCTAAGGAAGATATATGGGAAGAATTTAAAAAACTTTTTGGAAGTAATAATGACTAAAAAATATACAGAACATTGGAATTTTAGTGAGCTCAAAGAGTGGGATGAAATAATCTGTAAAAAAGCTAAAGAATTTGGTTTAGATTGGCATCCAATTAATTATGAAGTTTGTGATTATTTCGAAATGATTGGTCACATGTCATATCATGGTATGCCTAGTCATTATAATCATTGGAGTTATGGTAAGTCTTTTGAGGTAACACACCAACAGTATAATATGGGAATGCAAGGACTTCCTTATGAATTAATTATTAATAGCAATCCTTCAATTGCTTATCTTATGAGAGAGAATCCTCTTTATCTTCAGATTCTTATTATGGCACACTGTATTGGTCATAGTGATTTTTTTAAAAATAATAGAACTTTTAGAAATACATCACCTGAAAATATTGTATCAAAAATGCGTAATGCAAAAAGACGTATATATGAATATTCAGAAGATCCTATGATAGGTGCAGAAAAGGTAGAAAGTTTTTTAGATGCATTACATACAATTAGGTTTCAAACTGAAAGATATGAAATGCCTAGATTGACTCCTGAAGAAAAACAAAATAATTTTATTAAAAAGATTAATAAGAGTAATTTTGTACAAGAAAAAAGAAATAAATATGTTGATATGATTCGTAAAAAGTCATTTATTGGAACAGATAGAGACTTATTAGGATTTTTATTAGATTATGGTGAATATGAAAATTGGCAATTAGATTTAATTAATATTGTTAGAGACGAATCACATTATTTTATACCACAAATTAAAACAAAAATTCTTAATGAGGGATGGGCATCTTTTTGGCATTACAAATTACTGCATGAATTAGAAATACCTCAAAAATTTCATATTCCTTTTTTGAAAATGCATAATGCTGTTGTTAGGCCTCATATTGGTGGAGTTAATCCATATCATTTGGGATTTTATTTATTCCAAAAAATAGAGAGAGAACAAGGATTAGAAGAATGCTTTTTTATAAGAGAAATACATGATGATGAATCAGCATTAAGAATGTATTTGCAAGAAGAAGATATGGTTGAGTTAAACTTTTTTGAATATCAACGTAATGCAAAGTCTGGAGGTGCTAAAGTTACTGAAGTTTCAGATAAAGATGGTTGGAAAAAAGTAAAACACCAGTTAATAAAAAACACAGGAATTAATTCAATACCTTTGATTTATGTTAGCGATTTAGATAAGAAAAATAAAATTTTAGAATTAAAACATGAACATGATGGAAGAGATTTAGAGTTAAAATATGCTGAAGAAGTAGTTAAAAGTATTAAACAAATATGGGATGGCGAGGTAAAACTATTTACGATCGTCGAAGAAGAGATGTGGGAAATTTAAACATAGGAGCTTAAATGAGTCAGAAAAAATTTCTAGAGTTGATTAAAAATCAACGTGAAAATAGTAAAACAGAAAAATTTAAAGGAACTTTTTTAGATTATTTGGAAGTTCTAAGCGAAAATAAAAATATTGTTATGTTAGCACATAAAAGATTGCATGATACAATAGATAAACAAGGTGTTTCTACGCTTGATGTAGGCGATGAGAATTATAGAAATTATTTCAATGGTGAAAAGATTAAAAAATATCAGTACTTTGAAAAAGAATTTTTTGGAATGGAATCTGTAATTCACAAATTAATGAGATTCTTAAAATCAGCAGCATTAAAAGGTGAAGAAAGTAGACAAGTTCTTCTTTTAATGGGACCGGTTGGTGCTGGTAAATCTGCTTTGGTTGAACATGTTAAAAGTTCTTTAGAGATGGCAGATAGAATATATCATCTTGAAGGATGTCCAGTACGTGAGGAACCTTTGCATCTTTTACCTAGAAACCTAAGGGGCCAGTTTGAAGAGATGCTAGGAATACATATAGAGGGCGATCTATGTCCTATATGTCGTCATAGATTGATGGATGAATTTAATGGTGAATACGAAAAATTTCCAATAGTTCAATCATCATTTTCACAAAGAGGTAGAAGAGGTATCTCAGTAGTTCCGCCTATGGATGCTAATAGTCAAGATGTATCAGTCCTTATTGGTACAGAAGATATTAGTAAGCTAGATCTTTATCCTGAAGATGATCCACGTGTACTTTCACTTAATGGTGCATTTAATGTGGGTAATCGTGGAATTGTAGAATTTGTTGAAGTATTTAAAAATGAAATTGAATTTCTACATACAATGTTGACAGCAACACAAGAAAAACGTGTACCTTCGCCAGGTAAGAATGATATGCTTTATTTTGATGGGGTTATATTATCCCATTGTAATGAATCAGAGTGGAACAGATTTAAAGCAGAACACACTAATGAGGCTATTTTGGACAGGGTTTTAAAGATAGAAGTTCCCTATGTTCTAGAATTAGATCAGGAGATGAAAATTTATCAAAAAATGATTAATCGATCTGATTTTAAGTCGGCTCATATTGCTCCCCACACTATTAAAATCGCATCTATGTTTAGTATCATGAGTCGACTTAAACCCTCTGCTAAGTGTGATCTTCTTACCAAGCTTAAGATATACAATGGTGAAAGTGTTATAGAAAAAGGAAGAGTTAAAAATATTGATATTAAAGATTTGCGTGAAGAAGCAAGACGTGAAGGTATGGAAGGTATATCTACAAGATTCATTATGAAGTCACTAGATCGTGCATTATCAGACTCAGATAAAAATATGATCACTCCTATTAATGCTATTGATAGTTTGGTAAAACAAGTTAAAGAACAAATTATTGATGATAATACACGTGAGCATTATTTAGAAATACTACAAGATATTATCAGAGAAGAGTATCTTAGAATACTTGAAACAGAAATTGCTAAGGCATTTATCACTGCTTACGAAGAACAAGCACAGTCGTTATTTGATTCTTATCTAGATAATGCAGAATCTTATACAACTAGATCTAAAGTAAAAGATAAAATTACTCGAGAAGAAAGAGAACCTGATGAAAAATTCATGAAGTCAATTGAAGAAATGATTGGTGTTGTAGGTTCTGCAAAAGATGGATTTAGAAATGATGTTACAGCTTATATGTTTGCTAAATTAAGAAAACAAGAAACTGTTGATTATCGATCTTATGGGCCTCTTAAAGAAGCAATAGAACAATATTTGATAACTTCAGTAAAAGATATATCGCGTATTGTTACCAAGTCAAAGTCTAGAGACGACAAACAAAAGAAAAAATATTCAAATATGATTGAAACGCTTATTGAAGAATACGGTTATAATGAAAATAGTGCAGAAGAAATTTTAACTTATGCAGCTAATAATCTTTGGAGAGACTCATAGGATTATGAATAATAGCGAAAAATACATTGATTTAATTAAAGAAAATTCGCTTAAAAATTCATTTGTGAAGAATATCAGTGAGTTTAAGAATAATCATCTAAATAAAGTAACACTTTATGATAACGTAGATATTAAAAATAACTCACTGAACTTTTTTAACTATAAGTTTGATGATAATTCTAAGACCCTTAAAAGAGTAATAGACTATGAACTTGCAAGAATAGAATTAAATTCTAAAGATTTAGGTTCACTATTAACCGAGTGGCTAGTTGATTTTTATGTAAAACACCCATATCAGGCTTATGCTTTAGATAGAGAAGTATGTAAAGATTTTATAACAGAAAATATTTTAAATAAGTTGAATAATTTAGTAGAAAGACCGAATAAAAATCATTTAAATGAAATAATAAAAAATATTGAAAGTAAAAAAAATAAAAACATTATTAAGAGTTTAATTAAAAATATTGACGCAGATGACACTGTTTTTGTAAAAGAATCATTCAATGAAAAAACTTTTATTAAAAAAACAGATCAAATTAAATTTAATTTTGAATTTGACAATTCTTTTTTACTTGACAAAAAAGAATGGCATGCAGAAAATTACAAATATATTATTATAGATGGGTTTATTGACTCTGTAGGTGAAATACATCACCTACTTCAAAAGTCTTATGAAGATAAAGAATGTTATGTTGTTTTTTGCAAGGGAATGCATGAAGAAGTTAAGGCAACAATACTTCAGAATCTTAAAAGAAAAACAATCAATGTTATGCCTGTTTCTCTAAAAGTAAATGAAGAAAATGTGAATATTCTAAATGATATTGCTGCATGTCACGATAATGATATTATATCTGCACACAAAGGAGATGTAATATCAATTGCAGTAAAAAGAGAGCTTAAGAGAGGTAAGCGAATAACTATTGATAGTGATGGTATTGTATTACAATATAAAGACAAAAGATTGAAAGATAAACAATTAGAATATTTAACCCAAAAAGTAAACGATACAATAATTGGTGATCCTAATATTGATTATTTAAATAAGAGAATTAAAAATTTAAATTCTAAAAAAGTTGAAATTTTTTTAGATTCAAGATTTACTAAAAGAGAAAGAACAGAATTGGATGCTTATTTAAGATCTATAAACTATATTAAATCAGGAGCAGTATTTTTTAAAGATAATAAAAGAATATTAAATTATAGAGAATTGATTGTAGGAATAGTAAAGTTTACAAGTTTAATAAAGACAATAGAAAGTTTTGGTTGTGCTTTAGTTGAGGAAAATAAATGAAAGTTTTAAATAGTGTTAAGCATTTATTGGAATGTCATTGTACTCTTAAAATATATGAAAATAAAGATAAAAATTTAGATAATCATTTATTTCACAAATTTCCTGTGTATTCTAAATACGACAATGAAACAGGGAAGTTTATAGAGAAAATAGTACAATGTAATAATTGTCAAACATTGCATAAAGTTATTGATGTTTGTAAATCTGAAATCATTCCAGGAGGAAAAGATACAGATATGACGCTATCAACTATAGAAGATATGGAACTTCAACTACCGAGTAAATTATATAATTTTCTTGTAGGTCAAAATACTGATATAACAACTTTTGAACATGCATTAGATGTTATTGATAATGAATGTTGGGGATCTCAAATAGTAATTGCTAGAGAATTAATCGATTTTAAATATCACATTAAAGTTTTAGAAATTAATGGCGAAAACAAATTTAAAATTATTAAAAAAGTCATTGAAGATGAAATTAACTTAGGATAAAGAAATGAATATAGGAAAAACAGATACAGAACTAGAAGTCGATAAAATGATTGAATGTCGACAAATAGTAAAAAATCTCATAAAATTTGGTCTATCTGAAAAACAGAAAGTACAAATCATGAGATTGTTAGCAATAGAGTTAGAATCTAGAGATGCTATGAATATTATCATAGAAGCTGTAGAAAAAATCAAATCTTTAGACGAAAATGTTAAATTTAGTTTAACAGAAGATAAAATTGATTATAATAATAATAAGCAAAGTAAAAAGCTTTTAGACATCTAAAACACATTGGAGGATAATATGTCAGAAGTAAGAAGTGATTTGGAACAAAAATGGCAAGAACTTAAAGTACTTATTGAAACACTTGAAGTTGATATTCAAAAAAATATTAAAGGAAATAAATCAGCAGGTGTTCGAGCACGTAAAGGTCTTAGACTACTAAAAACAAATGCCAGTGATATTGTTAAAGTATCACTAGCAGCTGATAAAGATTCTGAATAATAAAATAAGATTTAATCTTAAATTTAATTAAGAGAGAGTGATTCTGTTACTCTCTTTTTTATTTTTTCGATAATCTTTTTTTCTATTTGACAGACTCTCATTCTTGTTATATTATAAATCTCTCCGATGTCTTGAAGAGTTTTATTACCTGAATTAGAAGCGGCAACACAACAATTGCCGTCATTTTTTGAATTAATCCAGTACCTGCATTTTTTTTGTTGACAGGTTTTACTTTGTTTATTATAAAATTCGTAACACTTCATATTTATATTCGTCTCCTATATCATATATTAAATAGTGTAGACATAAATTACAAAATTTGGAGTAAATGTGCGTAAAACTTTTATACTTGACACGAGCGTCCTCTTATACGATAAAACATCAATTCATTCTTTTCCAGAAAATGATGTTGTATTACCTATAGTTTCATTAGACGAATTAGATAGATTTAAGTCTAAGAAAGGAATTATAGGAGAAAATGCAAGATATGTCAATAGATACTTAGATGATTTGAGAAAAGAAGGTGGGTCAATACACGAAGGTGTTGAATTAGAAAATGGTCAGACAATAAGAGTTGCGCTAGAAGGTTATTCTGACATTCCTAACGGTCTTAATGGTGATGATGCTGATAATAAGATGATAGCGCTAGCTAAAAAAATGACTTTAGAATCTGACAAGTCTGTAGTTATGATTACAAAAGACATTAATTTTAGAGTTAAATGTGATGCTGTAGGTGTTAAATCTGAAGATTATTACAAGGATCAGATTATTGATGACAATGATAAATCTTACAAGGGTTTTGTTGAATTAGATCTAGGACAAGACTTAAGTCACTTAATTGATATGCTTTATAATGAAGAGGATGATTTAACACAAGACATTGAAGACTTAATTGGTAGAAAAACCTTTCCTAATGAATTTATATGTCTTAAATCAGGAAGTCAATCCATTTTAGCACAAAATAAAAGAGGAATCATTAAAAAAATGGAAAAGCTTTCATTAGAAGACTTTATGGGAATCAAAGCAAGAAATAGAGAGCAGAGTTTTGCTTTAAATCTTTTGCTTGATGACAACGTTCCTTTGGTTTCTTTGACCGGTATTGCTGGGTCTGGTAAAACTTTTTTAACATTAATGGCGGGAATCGAGGGTATAAATAAAGGAAAATACAAAAGAATCGTAATTACACGTAATATTCAACCTGTAGGTAGGGATATTGGTTTTTTGCCAGGTGATGCTGATGATAAAATGTTACCTTGGATTGCACCAATTATGGATAATTTTAGACAAGGTATGAAAGATAAAGACTTGTCTTATTTTGAAGCAATGAGAAGAACTGGTCAAATAGAAATTGCACCATTAGCTTTTATGAGAGGAAGAACATTTTCTGAAACATTTTTAATTATAGATGAATCTCAAAATAGTTCTATTCATGAACTAAAAACAGTCATAACAAGAATTGGAGAAGATTCAAAGGTAATTCTTCTTGGTGATACAGATCAAGTTGATACTCCTTATATTGATTCACTCTCAAACGGTTTGACCATAGTTTCAGAAAAATTTAAAGATCAAGAAATGGCAGGACATATCCAGCTTCAAAAAGGTGAAAGATCTAAATTGTCATTTTTGGCATCAAAAATACTTTAAAGTTTTATTAATGATTGTTGAGCAGTATTATTATCTCAAAAAGAGGTGATAATGTTTAACAAAAATATATTTGATACTAAACAAGACAATAATCAATTAATTTTAAATTCTGATATTGTTGTAGTTTCTGACTTATACGCTGATGAATATCTTGGAGGTGCTGAATTAACTTCTGAGGTATTCATCAATTCTTTAATTGATGCAGGTTATAAAGTTTGTAAAATTAAAAGCAATGAATTGGATATGAAAAATATTGAAACAGGAGAAATGAAAAGTTGGATATTTTTTAATTACTCTGCAATCAATATGAATTTAATACCTACAATTGTAGCAAATGTGAATTATTCAATTGTAGAATACGATTATAAATTTTGTCAATATAGATCAACAGAAAAACATAAAGAAGTAGAAAATAATGATTGTGATTGTCATGAAAAACCATTAGGTAAATTAATATCTGCATTTATGTTTGGAGCAAAAAATTTAATGTGGATGTCAGAAGGGCAAAGAGACTTTTACATTCAACGCTTTCCTTTTCTCAAAAGTAAAGATAACTACATAATAAGCTCAGCGTTTACAGATAAAACATTTAAAAATTTAAGTGAAAATAGAAAAAATAAAAAAAGAAATGACAAAGCACTGATAATACAGTCTAATTCGTGGATTAAAGGCGTAGAAGATTCTATAGAATATTGTAAATCAAAAAATATTAAATACGATCTAATCGGTAATGTTTCACATTCTGAAATAATAAAGGCGATGAGCGAATATTCTCATTTTGTTTTTATGCCTAAAGGTAAAGACACATGTCCTAGAATCTTAATAGAAGCAAAATTATCAGGAATGCATATTCATACCAATAATAATTGTCAACACACATCAGAAAAATGGTGGAGTTATAATCTAGAAGAAATAGAATCATATCTTAAAAATTCTAAAAAAAGATTCTTAAATGCTATAGATCATCAAATTAAAAAAATAGAAACAATTAGCGGTTACACAACAACAAAAGATTGTATATCACAAGAATATCCATACATCCAAGCAATTAAATCAATGTTAAATTTTTGTGATCAAGTAGTTGTTGTTGATGGAGGTTCTACAGATGGGACGTGGGAGTCACTGGTTGAACTTTCTAAAAAAGATGATAGAATTATCATTGAACAAAAGAAAAGGGACTGGTCACATCCACGTTTTGCCGTATTTGATGGTTTGCAAAAGGCTTATGCAAGAAGTTTATGTACTAGTGATTGGTGCTGGCAAATGGATTCAGATGAAATCGTTCATGAGGAAGATTATGAAAAAATTAAACAATTGATTAAGCGTATTCCTAAATCGATGCATTTACTGGCATTACCTGTAATAGAATATTGGGGTGGGTCTGAAAAAGTAAGAATTGATGTCAATCCTTGGAAATGGAGATTGAGTAGAAATCATAAACATATAACACACGGTATACCTAAACAGCTTAGAGCTGAGGATGAAAATGGAGATCTTTACGCTTTACAGGGAACAGATGGTTGTGATTATATTGATGCTAATTCATATGAAATAATACCTTGTATGAATTTTTATGATCAAAATATTCATAATTTAAGGATACAAGCATTATCAGGTAATGAAGACGCAGTTGAAGCTTATGAAAATTGGTTTAATAATTTAGTAGAAAATTTACCTGGCGTTCATCATTATAGCTGGATGGATTTAGAAAGAAAAATTAAAACATATAAGAATTATTGGTCTAAGCATTGGCAAAGTATGTATAATATATCTCAAGAAGATACGCCTGAAAACAATATGTTTTTTAATAAGAAATGGGAAGATGTTACAGATGAAGAAATAAAAGATCTTGCAAAAAAATTAAAAGATAAAATGGGAGGATGGATATTTCATAATCGCGTTGATTTTGAAAAACCTACACCTCATGTTTATATTGAAAGAGGTGAACCTGAGGTGATGAAATAATGGAAGAAACCAGATTTGTATTTTTAATACCTGCATATAATTGTGAAAAAGAAATTAAACAAACATTAATGTCTGTGTTTGCACAATCTTATCAAAATTGGAGAGTAATTCTTATTGATGATGTGTCTACAGATAATACATTACAATTCTCAAAAAATTTGGTCGAATCGCTTTGTTGTAGAGAAAAATTTATATTTGTTAGAAGAGAAGAAAAATATGGAGAAGTGAGAAATACAGTTGAAGAAATAGAATATATCGATAATGATGAAGTTGTTGTTAGGCTAGATGCTGGAGATTGGTTGACAGAAAATGACACTTTGTATTATTTAGATAAGATATATAGTGAACATAATCCTGCTGTTTGTTGGACTGCACAAAGATGGGCTTATACAAACTATGGAATATCAAAACAAATGAAACTACAACCAAATCAGAGCGTCTATCAGCATCCCTGGGTATCTAGTCATTTAAAAACTTTTAGAGCTTCTGCACTTAAAAAGGTGAATCCTAAAAATTTTTATGACGACGATGGAAATTGGATTATGATTGCATGTGATCAGGCAGTTTTCTTGCCAATGATGCATTTAGCTATAAAAGAAAAATTACCTCTTGTATTTCTTCCAATCGTGTGTTACCATTATAATATTGATCTAGAAAGGCCAGAACTTTTTACTGAAGATCGATCGATAAAACAAAAGCAAAGTGCTGAATGGATAAGAGAGAGGGGATATGTTGAGTGAAACAGGTAAACATATAAGTGAATGTGAGAAAGTAGATAAACCTTGGGGTTACGAGGTAATTTGGGCAAAAACAAAAGATTATGTTGCAAAAATGATGAGTATTAGCCCAAACCAAAGAATGAGTTTGCAATATCATAACAAAAAAGAAGAAACACTATATGTAATGTCAGGTGTTTTAATATTGTGGGAAGGTGAAGAGGAAAATGGCTTTAAGCATTTACCTCCAGGATCTGTGTATCACGTCAATCCTAAACAAATACATAGGTTTGGTGCTGGCTCGAGCCCAGTTATGCTAATTGAAGTTAGTACAAATCACCTTGATGATGTTGTTAGAATTAAGGATGATTACGATAGATGAAAGTATTTACACATAATTTTAATCCGAGTTCAAATAGCGGACCTAATAAATTTACTAGAACTTTATTTAATCAATTAATTAAAGATAATAAAGTTATATTAAGCAGCCAAGAAGAAGCTGACGTTGAATTCTGTTTAATACAGCAACAGCTACATAAGGTTAAACCTATGGTTCTTCGTTTAGATGGAATCTGGTTTAATTCTGAACAAGATTATAATAGACAAAATGCACCTATTGTTTTTTCATATCAGAATGCAGACGCTGTAGTTTTCCAATCAAATTTTAATAAGAAATTAACAGAAAGTTGGTTTGGTGCACACAAAAATTCTTATGTGATCCACAATGCCGCAGATTTAAATTTAATTAAAGCAGCTAATTTAAATTTCTGGGATAATAAGTTTGGCAAAGATACAGAAGTGTGGTCATGTGCATCTTCTTGGCGACCACATAAAAGATTAAATGAGAATATTAGATACTTTTTAGAATTTGCACCAAAAGATGCAATTTTTGCTATAGCAGGTGCACTTACAATGGACGATGCTAAAAAAATACCAAAGAATGAGAGGATATTTCTTATGGGAGACTTAGACTACATGAGTTTACTTTCACTTTATAAGCGATCATCAACATTTGTTCATTTAGCTTATCTTGATCATTGTCCTAATGTTGTTGTAGATGCGCAGGCATCAGGTTGTAAAATAGTTTGTAGTTCGACAGGAGGCACACAAGAAATTGTGCACGATGGAATTATAGTTCAGGAAGAATCTTGGGATTTTAAACCAACAAAATTATACGAACCGCCTAGTATGAAATGGAATTTAGTAGAAAAAAATAATAAAAAGACAAAGATTGATTCAATAGAGACGTGTTCAAAAATCTATTTTAAAATAATGAAGGGGTTGATTTGAAAATATTTTGTCATGTACCTAGAGAAAATTGGATTGTAGACAGAATGGGTAATGAATTTTTACAACATTCTTCGCATGATGTTTCTTTAGATAGAATAGAAGAAGATACGGAATTAATATGGTTATTTGCTTCGTGGTGTTGGAATCAAATACCAATTGAAATACTTGCTAGAAAAAAAGTTGTGTGTACAGTTCATCATGAAGTACCTGAAAAATTTGATCTAAAAAGAAAACAAAACTTTTTAATAAGAGACAAATTAGTCAATTATTATCACACCTATACGAAAGAAACTAAAGATTTGATAGAATCTTTATCATCAAAACCGGTTAAAATTATTCCTCATTGGGTAAATAATAAAATATGGATTAAAGAAGATAAGCATAAATGTAGAGAAATATTAAACTTACCTAAAGATAAATTTCTAATAGGCAGCTTTCAAAGAGATACAGAAGGATCTGATCTTAAGACTCCTAAATTAGAAAAAGGACCAGACATATTTGTTGAAAAAATTAAAGATATATGTCGTTTTAGAAAAGATGTACATGTTGTTCTGAGTGGCTGGAGAAGACAATACGTGATAAATAGATTAAATAATGAAGGTATTAAATTTACATATATTGAATTACCTGATCAGCAAACAATTAATAAATTGTATAATTCACTTGATTTGTATATTGTAAGTTCTAGATGCGAAGGAGGACCTCAGTCAGTATTCGAATGTGCACAATTAAAAATACCTGTAATATCAACAAAAGTAGGACAGTCATTTTTTCTTCATGAAAATTGTATTTATAATCATGATCAAAAAATAAATAATGAAATAATAAATTTATCTTCTGCATCAACTATGTATAATTTCAATAATATTAAAGATCTTTCTATTGATAATTGTATTGATCTTTACGATAATTTTTTGAGAGAGGTTTGAACATGAAAAAAATAATGATTAAAGAAAAGTTAAAAAACATGGACGTTGAATTAGAAGACGTTGTCATGGGTGACTTTGATATTATTGGTGAATATACAGCAAAAAAGAGTAGAACAAGAGACAAAGATCAGTATAGAAAAGCAGGTTGTTTTTTTAGACCTAACTATGAAAGAGGTATACTAATGTATTATCTTGTTAGAAAAAAAGAAATTGAGTCTGTATTAGAAATAGGTTTTGGAAGAGGATACTCTGTTTTTTGCATGGCAAAGGCAATGTGTGATCATGGTATCGATGGCAAAATAACAACAGTTGATCCTAATTTAGATGAAAACTTTTTAAATAATTTAGCAAAAATATTTCCAAAAGAATGGTTTGATAAAATAGAATTTGTCAAAAGTACTTCAGACACATATTTTTCTGAAAATAAAGAAAAAGAATTTGATTTTATTTATATAGACGGCGATCATAGATACGAAGCTGTTAAAAAAGATTGGGAAAACTCTAAAGACAAGTTTAAAAAAGCACTTTTGTTTGATGACTATCACATGCCTTCAAAAAGACAAAAAGATATTGAATGTTCAAAAGTAATTGACGATATTACAGAATTTGAAAAAGAACTAATAATAATGGATAGAAGAATATTTTTTGATGATAGAAGAATAGCTGATGAAGATATTGATTATGGACAAGTCCTCATAGAAAAGGAATGACATGTCATGTATACAAATTTTTATAAAAAAGGCATAGTTGATATTGATTTTCATAATGAAAAAATAGATTTAATATTAAAAGATATATTAGATCTCAAAATAAAAAATAATTATTTTCTTAAAACTAAATATCAAAAAACTTATGATTTGAGACCTGATGTATATACTTATGATCCTTGTTTTTTGAACGTTCTTAAAGAAAATAACATTAAAGAATTAATAAGGAAGTATACTTTAAGAAATCTAACACTATCACATGTGCAAGTAAGAGTTGTAGAAGATGAAAATAGCTACATGAACTGGCATAGGGATACATACTATAACCAACGGGGAGACCTGGTAGGACAAGCACCTTCAGGTATAAAAATAATATATTATCCCAAGTTCAATGAGAATGAAAAAGAATTTGGAAGACTTGCTTATTTAGAAGGATCAAATAGAATACTTTTTCCAACAAATGCATACGATAATCAACTTTTTGGAATACTCAAACAAAATATAGTTAAAGCTAGATCTGGCAAAGCTATATTATTTGACACTGCAGGACTTCATGCAGTTATTCCAGAAAATAAAGGTGAAAAGTCTATAAGGTTAATTTATAGCTTTCTTGAGAAAGAGCAAGTAAATGCAATATCTACAGATAAAAAAAATATACATCAAAAAACTTCCTTAGAATATGAAAAATGGATGCAAAATGTTTAAAGCTTATTATTGCAAAGAAAGATTTAAATTTATTCATAATGATTTATTAGGAACTAATTTAATAAAAGAATATTCAAACAAATTTTTAATACCCAAAACAGGATGTTTTTATTCTGATCATTTAAATTTTTACATTGATACTTCTGATGGTGTCAATGATGATTTAGAGATATATGAGTATTGTGGTAGAATTAAAAGAGTAGTCCAAGACTGTAAAGGGAAACCATTTCTTTTTTTTAAGTCTGCTTATTCTAAAAAATGGTCAAAAAATATAGAAAAAATAGCAGAAGAAAATAATGGAAAAATCATACCTTTTTTTAAATGGTCTTTTAATAATAAATTCTATAGTGACTTGTACCAAAAGCGTGAATTGTTTTTAGAAAAATATGAGAACGTTAAAAAAGAATATGACATCGGAATATTTTTTGATTCTAAAAAATACAGATACCCCTTACCTAGTGAAACAGATGAATTTATATCTTGGAGTGATCATGAAAAATTTGGATTAGCAGGTAAAAGTAGAAATATGGGATATCAGAATATTAATTCTAGAAAAAATATTATTGATAAACTTAATAACTCAAAATTTAATGTATTACACAGTTGGTCATCTTATAAAGATTACATCGATCAAAGTTTTAAATGTAAGATAATAATTAATCCACCCGGCATTGGAGAATACACTTCTAGAATGGTTGATCAAACATACCTGGGTAATTGCATAGTTTTAAGAAAGAATTCATACGATAATGGTTTAAGCTGGAAAAAACATATTCCTGAAGTTGACTTCATCAGCTCAGATTGGGAGAATACAATAGAAAATATTATTTCAAAATATAAGCATCATGGTAAAAATTGTAGAGAATATTATGAAAATTTCTGGACACCAAATGCAATCGTTAACTACTTAATAGGAAAAATAAATGATTGAATTATTTGATTTTAAAAAACTCGAATCGATTAGAAATAAAAAAATTATTTTTTTAGATTTAGGTGCAAATGTTGGAAAGGTAACAGAAAAATTATTAGAAATTGATAATATCACAAAAATATACTGTTTTGAACCTGTTATAGAAAATTTTAAAATTTTAGAAAGAAAATTTGGAAAAAATGATAAAATAAAATTAGAAAATAAAATAGTTTGGAATCAAAAAGGAAAAGTTAATTTTTCTGTAGGATCTAAAAATTGTCATACAAACTCTAAAATAACTAAAATTATTAATGAAAGAAATTATGACAAAAGAAAATATATTAAACAATATGAAATTGATTGTATCGACATATACGATTTTATAGAAAGTTTAAACATAAACAATGAAGAACAATATTTAGTAATTAAAATGGATATTGAAGGTGCAGAATATGAAGTATTACCTCGTATGATTGAGAAAAATTCTATCCAAAAAGTTGACATTCTTCTTGTTGAATTTCATAAAGAACCGATACCTGGCAAATCTAAAAAAAGTATAATAGAAAATATTTTTAAAAATAAAGAAAAAATTTTACTATATGAAGAGCAAACCCCGGGTACATTTAAAAAATGTGATTATAAAAGATGAATTTCCTAAAATCCAATAAAGTCCTTAATCATCCAAAAAAATACGCACAATGGTTTGATATTGGCGATACTCTTGGTCCTATAACTGTAAAAATAGATTTAACCAATGTTTGTAATCATGATTGTCCGGGATGTATAGATTATGAATTAATTCACAATGATAACAATAGTTTAAATTTTGATTTGTTTGAAGATTTACTAAACTCTCTAAAAAAGTGTGGTGTCAGAGGAATAAACTATACCGGGGGAGGAGAACCCACAACACACAAGCAATTTGATAAAATTATAGAATTGACAAATAAAAAAGGTTTTAAAATTGGGTTGATATGCAACGGATCAATGTTTCACAAGTGGAATATGAGAATATTATTACCTATGTTCACATGGATACGTGTTTCTTTAGATGCTTATAGTGTAGCAACACACAAAAAGACACACGGAAAAACAGCTGATTTTAATAGAACAGTAAAAAATTTAAAATTACTCTCTACTTTAAAAAGAATGTACAGGTATAACACCACAATAGGCGCAGGTTATATAACAAATCAATACCCGGAGATGGATAGAGAACTCTACAAATTTATTGAAATTTGTAAGAACTCAAAAATAGATTATGCCCAACTTAGACCAAGTTTTGGTTTTTTATATGATTATAAATCAGTCAATCCGGAAGAACTAAGTGAGATATTTAAAAAAGCTAGGTCATATGAAGATGAAAAATTCAGTGTAATTATAGATGAAGGGAAATATAGTAAGATTTTAGAAGGGAAAGGAACATGCAGAAGCTATAATATATGTCATGCACAATCTTTTAAAGCAACTACTATCACTGCAACAGGTGATGTTTACATATGCTGTTCTTTAACAGGAAACAAAGAAGGTTGGATAGGTAATATCAAAAAAGAAAACTTTTATAATATCTGGCATGGCGATAAAAGAAAAGAAACATTAGAAAATCTAAATGTTCATAAGTGTCCACACCTTTGTGTAGGTGATAGTTTGAATGAATTTTTAGATAAAATTAAAAATGCACATCACCCGGAGTTTTTGTAGTGAAAGTTTTAATCAATAGAAAACCTGTTGAAGGTCCTTGGGGAGGTGGTAATCTATTCGTAAAGTCTATGTGCGAAATAATGCCTAGTTTAGGGCATAAAATTGTTCATGAAATCCAAGATAACATAGATGTATTTTTTATAATAAATCCAAGATACGATAAGACAAATATATCAATTAACGAAGCTATACAATACAAAAATAATTTCCCTAATACAAAGATAATTCAAAGAATTAATGACTGTGATGCAAGAAAAGGAACAAATCAAGTCGATAACATGCTAATTGAGTGTAGCAAGTACTTAGATTCAACAATATTTGTTTCAGAGTGGATGAAACAATACTATGTAGAAAAAGGTTGGCGATGTGAGAATAATTTTGTAGTAATTAACGGTGTCGAAACAGGAGATGAAAAATCAAAAAAGATTAAAAACGGAAAAATAAACATTGTAACACATCATTGGTCTGATAATTACTTGAAAGGATTTGACATATATGATCAATTAGATAATTTTGTGAGAGATAATGAAGAATATAGTTTTACTTATATAGGAAGAGAAAGAGGTACTTTTAAGAACACACATATAATAAAACCTCTGCATGGAAAAAAATTATACGATCAATTAAAAAAATATGACGTCTATGTAAGCGCTTCAAGGTTTGATCCCGGTCCTAATCACATACTAGAGAGTTTGTCTTGTGGATTACCTACGTATGTTCACGCTGACGGTGGTGGCTGTGTAGAATTTGCAGGAAAAGATAATAGCTTTAAAAATTTTGACGATTTATTACAAAGAATATTATCTAAAGAATTTGTAAAAAATAAAATTAGTCTATATAATTGGCATAGATGTATGATAAAATTAAATGAAATTATAAAAAGGTAGCGACATGGCACATAAAGAACAATGGATATTTTGTGAAAAAGTAAAAAAATTATATCCTGAAAAATTTAAAGATGTAGAAGTATTAGACATAGGTTCTTTTGACGTTAATGGTAACGCCAAATTCTTGTTTGAAAACTCGAACTATGTAGGTTTAGATATAGGTCCAGGAGAAGGTGTTGATATTATATGCCCTGCACAAGATTATAATGCTCCTGATTGTTACTATGACACAATAATTTCTAATGAATGTTGGGAACATAACCCTTATTATGCAGAGTCAATAATAAATGCTGTTAGAATGCTTAAAAAAGGTGGTTTGTTTTTATTTACATGCGCAACAACAGGGAGACCGGTTCATGGTATTAAAGATTTAGAAAAATATTGTTCACAACAACATGAAAATTGGAAAACAATGCCTAATGTTTCTAGAGAAGATTGGGATAATAACTATTATAAAAACTTAGAAGAGAAAGATATAAGAGCAGTGCTAGATATTGAAAAAATATTTAGTAATTTTTCTTTTGAAGTAGAATTAAATCATTGTGATCTATATTTTTGGGGAATTAAGAAATGAAAGACCATATTGCATTTTCTTATTTATGTTATATTAATAAAAGTAATATTGATAGAAGAATTGATAATTTTACTAAAAGCTTAGAAAGTATGTCTCTCTTAAAAAAACAAGAAAAGTGTACTGTATATGCAATAGACAATAATTGTCTAGAAAGTATTTCTAGAAAAATTAAAAATCAAGAAGGGATTGATTTTCACGTAAAGATGAACAAAAACTTTTTTGATATAGCATCTGTATATTCATGTTCAAAAATTGCTAAAATTAAAAATTTTAAATATTGCGGTTACTTATTTGATGATTTTGTAATCTATAATAAACAATTTGTAAGAGATTGTATTGATTTTTTAAATACGCATGAGGATGTAGGTTGTATAAGAATTCCAAAATATAGTTTTGATAATATGGAAAATTATGATTCTCAAAAAACACCAAAATCAATTAACCCTGAGTCAGTAAGACATTATAGTAATAATCATATTGATAGAAAAGAATTGGTTTGGGAAGGACCTTATGATTTAAAAAATAGTAGATTCTATAAAAATAACTGGCATTATAGTTCGAGACCTGCAATCTGGAGAACAGACTTGTTATATTCTTTTTTCGATAAAAAAATACCTGTTATGCAAAAATTTGAATATGTTGCAGCAAAAAAGTTTTATAATTCAGGATTTAAAACAGGCGTTTTAGATGGAGGAGCTATGTATACATTTTTAGAAAGTGAAAGACTAGCTGGCGGCGCTGCTAGCAATGCTAGATTTGATAATATACTTGTTGATAAATTAGATATAGACAGTATTTTAGAAAAGGAAGTTGTATAAAATGAAAGAAGAATATTTAAATAAAACATTGGTTGTTACTTTTGCTCAAAATGAGAGAACATTAAATCTATGTAATTACTGCTATGAAAAGCTAGGATTTAAAAATATTGTAACTTTAAATTCTCCTGGAGGTTTTCATGACAAATATATTGAATTTTCTGATATTGTCAATAATACAAAATACGATTATTATTTAAGAAACGATGCAGATAGATTAGTATTCGATGGTATAAATGAATTATTTGATTTAATGGAAAAAGATAAAGAATTACAATGGGTAACCGGTGAATATTTTGACTATATAATGAATAGATTTAGAGGTGGTACTCCTACTTTACACAGGAGAGAACCACTTGTATATTTAAACAAAAACAAACATCTAATGAAAGATGTACAAAAACCAGAAGCAACCTTCGCAACAACAATAAAGAATAAATTTAAAATGAAAACAGTCAAAGTGTTCACTAATTTGCATGAGTATGATCAATACCCAAGTAAGGTTTGTAACGCTTTTTTAAATAGATTAGGTAGAAATCACTACCCTAGGCTTTACGATAAAAAATATTTAGATAATTTACCTAAAGATTATAAAAAAGCAATTGATTTAGCTTTTGAGTCATTTAACAAACAAGGTGGTAGTAAAAACTCTATGGTGTTTGAAAATTTTGACTATCTAGATAAAAATTTTAAACCAATAATTGATCTAGATTCAAAATATAATTATTATAAAGACCTATATAACGAACTAATGAAAAACTATAGTAGGCGCAAAGATTAATTAAAATGAGAGCTTTTTATATTTTTGGAATTACAGACTTTCAAGATATGACAACTTCCATAGTCGAATCTTTAAATTACTGTAATGTTTGGGTCGTGATATTTAATTGTTTGGAAAAGAAAAACCAGTTTTATTATTATAAAAAAGAAGAAATAATCAAATACATCAATTCAATTTGCAAAAATAATAATAATAAAAATAACTTAGAAGTTTCTTACTACTCTAAGTCATGCCAGACAATTTACGAAAAAGATTTTAAAGATAGAAAACCTAGTATAATATTTATGCAGGGTATTTTTCACAAGTATCCTTTTTGGATTCCAAAAATTTTAGACACGCCTGTTGTTCATTATGCTTGGGGTGCAGATGGTTTAAACAATTTAAATAAAAGCAAATATAAGAATAATATCTGCTTAAATGTTTTGAGACACAAAGAAGACTTAAAATTATTTAAAGAAAAAACAAAAATACCGGCAATGTATTTTGGTAATTTTGGACTAGATAGTTTGAATTTTATGTACACTGGGTATGAAAAAATTAACAGTTTGAATGGTAAAAAGATATTGTTTATGCCTGAAACATGGTTAAAAAAAGAAAATATCAAGTGGGATAAAAGATCTGTACAGAAATGCATTGACCCTATTGTAAAAATCGCAAAAGAATTGGGATATTATATAATTCTTAAAAGAAGAGAGAAAGGATATCCTACGGATAAAAATGCGGGATATTCAAATTTACTAAAATATAAGGATGAGATAGACATGATAATAAATAAAGATTTGTTTTTTCCTTCGTCATTATATGGAGTCCCGATCTTAGCAAAAAAAACGATATTAGCTGGTCATATGACGCAAGGAACGCAAGAATTAATAAACTGTTACAAAAAAATAGGATCTATTGATTTTATGTATGTAAATGAAGACAATTACAATAAGAAAAAAATTGAAAATTTTATGAAATTAGAAAGTATAGAAAAAGGTCAAATTAAAATTAAAGATAAAATCACAAAAAAACTCATGAGGTACTTAGATGATAATTTATGTTGATATAGATGAAACTATATGCAATTATGAAAATGTTGAGAGAAAGTATAAAAATGCTAAACCGGTTTATGAAAATATTAAAAAAATTAACAATCTGTATAATGCTGGCAATAATATAATATACTGGACAGCAAGAGGCACAGTAACAAAAATAGATTACTATGAATTAACAAAATCACAACTAAAAAATTGGGGATGCAAGTATCATGATCTAATTGTGGGAGAAAAACCACACTATGATCTTCTAATATGTGATAAATCTAAGAGAATTGAGGAAATATGAAAAAAACTTATATAATAGCTGAAATAGGAATAAATCATAACGGAGAATTAAAGAATGCATTAAGACTAATAGACTTAGCTAAAGTGGCTGGTTGTGATGCAGTTAAATTCCAAAAAAGAAACCCAGATGTTTGTGTTCCAGATCATCAAAAAATGAAAATTAGGAAAACTCCTTGGGGTGAAATGACTTATATTGATTATAAGCACAGAGTTGAATTTGGGAAAAAAGAATATGACATAATAGACAAATATTGCAAAGAGAAAGATATAGCATGGTCAGCTTCTCCATGGGATATTGATAGCTTAAATTTTTTAATGAATTATGATATACCTTGGATAAAAGTCCCTTCAGCAATGATAACAAATGAAAAACTAATGAGAGAATGTGCAAAATCGGGAAAGAGAATAATATTCTCAACAGGAATGTCTACATATGAAGAAATTGATAATGCAGTTAAATTTTTAGAAGGATCTGAGATTGTAATGCTACATTGTAACTCTTCATACCCAGCTGCTTTAGAAGATTTAAATTTACTCTGTATAAAAACTCTTAAAGATAGATATAATTGTGAGGTAGGATATAGTGGCCATGAGTTTAGATTAGGAACCACAGTTTCTGCAATATATTTAGGAGCCACATATATTGAAAGGCATATAACTTTAGATAGAACTATGTGGGGATCTGATCACATGGCTTCAGTCGAACCACAAGGTTTAATTAAAATGGTTCGCGGTATAAGAGAATTAGAAATAGCTCTTGGTGATGGAATAAAGCGAGTAACAGAAAGTGAATTACCTATAAGGAAAAAATTAAGAGGTACCTAGGATGAAAAACATTAATGACGTCGCAATTATTGTACAGGCACGACTTAATTCGCAAAGACTACCTAAGAAAATGTTAAAAGAATTTTGTGAAAGTAATTTATTTGAAATACTTCTAACAAAGTTAAAAAGTTCAAAAATCATTAATGAAAAAAACGTATATTTGTCAATACACGAAAAAGAATTAATAGATGTTTCAAAGAAGTTTAATTTTAATGTTTATCTAAGAAGTAAAAAGTCTGCAAACGAAGATAATGATATAAAAGTTATTTATGAATGGTATAATAAACTTCCTTATAAATACTGTGTCTTAATAAGTGCTTGTAATCCTTTATTAAAAATTGAAACTATAGACAATTTTATTTCTAACTATCTCAAGTCAGAAAAAGAAGGTGCCTTTGCTGTCTTTGAAAAAAAGACATATTACTGGAATAAAGAAGGGAAAGCTATTACAGACTGGGGTAGTCAAAAAATAATGAATACAAAAGAAGTTACACCTGTATACGAAGCTGCTCATTGTCTCTATGGCAGTAGATTAAGTTTTCTAGAAAACGAATATTGGATGGATAAAAAAACGCCTCCCGAACCTATGCTTTTTACAATGAATGAAATAGAAGCTTTTGATATTGATTACCCGTGGCAATTTGAGATTGCAAAAAAGCTATACGAGGACCAAAAAAATGAATGATTTAAATTATCTTACCGAAAAAGTATTGGATGCAAAAATACATACTGAACCTTTTGATCATATTATTATTGATAATTTTTTATCCGATCATGACTTAAAAATAATATTAAATGACAAACAAATACATTTTGACACGTGTCAAAATACTAAAGATTTAATTAATACTCTACATGAAAAAAATTACAGTATACAGAGTTTTCCCGGATGTAGTACAGATATAAAAGATTATCTAGATAAATATAAAAATAAGGTTTGGCCTAATGAAAGAAACGGTACACCTGTAGAAACATTTGGGCTAACATTTCGACTAAAAGATTACGACAATCCTAGAATAGAAGAAATTGTTAAATACATGAGCTCAGAAAATTTTCAAAATGCAATTTCTAAAAAGTTTAATTTGAGTAAAAAAACTTATGCAATAACTGCTATCCAAAAAAATCTTTCCTATTATGAAATAAGCCCACACCCAGATACAAGAAGAAAAGCAGCAACTTACTTGTTAAATATAAACAAAAATGATGAAGCTGAAAAACTAGATGTTCACACACATCTTCTAAAATTTAAAGAAAATTATAATGATATTTATAGAATTTGGAAAGAAGAAGATCATTTTGATAGATGTTGGGTACCCTGGGATTGGTGCACCACAGAAAAAATGATTAGAAAAAATAATACTATTGTAATATTTCCGACAACAAATAAAAGTTTACATGCTGTTAGATTAGATTATGACCATTGTAAATTTCAGAGAACACAAGTCTACGGTAATTTAATGTATGAGAACACAAATAGAGTACCTCAAAGAAATTATAAAAAGTTAAAGGAAAATATAAAATGAGCTATAAGGATCTTAATTTTAAAATGCAAAAAGATTTTAAATTTTTAATCGATTCTGGATTGAAAACTACTTCTACTTTTTTAGATGTTGGTTGTGGCAGAGGTAGATTAGCACATGCAATTCATTATTTGCAAAATAAAAGTTATTATGGTTTTGATAAAGAGGATTATGTTTTAAGTTTTAAAAAGAAGATTAAAAATAATAGTAGATTATATCAGAAAAAGTCTCCTCAAATATTTAAATCAGAAATGAATAATTTTTTTGAAAACATCCCGTCAGATAAGTATTTTGATTTTATCTATGGATATTCGGTTTTTACACATGTAACTTTGGAATCAAAATTAAATTTTTTCATTAATATGAAAAAACATATACACAAAGACACTAAAATTTACTTAACTTTTTTAATTTCAAAAAATAAATGTTTCTCTGGAAGTCTTCACAAAGACAGAAAAAATGAATTTAATGGAGTTTGGAATACGGAAGAAAAAATTAAAAATTTTTTTAAAAATTTAAATTTTAATGCACAGTGGATTGGTTCTATAGAAAAAAATTGGGAAAATTCACTTAGACCTGAAAATATCTATAGATATAATGAAGAAGTATATTCACCTTTTGAAAATGGAGAGAAAACTTTTGTTGGAGACTATGGTCATCAAGATTTATTCTATATAACACCTATGGATGATAAAATATGAAAAAAATACTACATTTAGGAGCTTTTGATCGTAATATTGGTGACAATATAGCATTGATCAATGCACAAAAATTATGGAAAAAGAATATCAAAGAAGAAATACAATTTAAAAATTTTGATATAGGTAATTTTTGGAAAAATAATAATGATATTAATGCTTCAAAAAAAATATTTTCGAAAATTAGCAAAGAATACGATTGTATTCTTGTTGGAGGGGGAGGTCTAGTTGAGTGTCAAGATCACCATGCAACAGGGTGGAAATTACCTTTTAATAAAAAAGTATTTCAAAGTATAAGTATTCCAACATTTTTCCAAGGTGTAGGTATTAATTGTTTTAGAGGCGGTTCTGAATACACAGATAAAGCTAAGAATTCACTAAGCGAAACGATTGACAACGCATCAGTTTTTTCTGTACGGAATGATGGTTCAAAGTCAAAGCTTGATAATTGGATTGGAATTAAAAATAAAAAAGTTATAGAAGTTCCTGATCCGGGTTTAATGCATTATAATGATCATGATATAAAACTAGAAAAATTAGAAAATCTAAATGTTAAAATTTTTGGAATCCAACCCGCGTGGAACGGAGGTGGTGATCTTAAACCTGGAATTAACTTAGGAAGATTTATAAATCAAGATAATATCGACTTTATAAAATCATTAACTTCTAATATGAAAGTTTATCCACATACAGGTAAAGATTTTAATAGATTAAAAGGAAAAACAATTGTCTCTCTAGAAGAATTTAAGACAAAATATCGATACATTAAAAATACTTATGATTTTATTAACAAATACAATGAAGTGGATTGTGTTATTGCAATGAGAGGGCATGGTCAACTTATAACAATAGGAATGAATTTACCGGGAATATATTTAAGTACTCAGGATAAAGTAAGAGATTTTTCCTTATTGAATGGTTTTGAAGATTACAATGTTGACATTCTTGAAGATAATTGGCAAGATAAATTAAAAAATTATATTTATCTAATGAAAAACGAAGAAGAATACGTTAAAAATTGGTTTAATATTAGAAAAAATAAAATTAAAAAGTGGAAAAATCAAGATAGTGACTTTATTAATGAATGCATGAGAGTATTAAAATGGAATGTGTAGTATGTAGCTCAACCACTCATCAGATAAAAAAAGACATATATGAGTGTAAAGATTGTGGTCATATATATGTGAACTATATGGGTGACGGATTAGATTATCACAAAAACACACATAGAAGAGACAAAAAAAGTGGAATTAGAGGGAACAATGAGATTGATGGTGAAACATTTACGCAAGCTTTTCACGATAGACGAAAAATTATATGTGATAATAGAAAAAAATATATAAAACCTTATATTGAAAACTTGAATAGTATTTTAGACATAGGCGCTGGAGGGGGAACTTTTTTAAATCACGTATCTAAATCATTTAATACACTGCATAGTACTGAAATAAGCACTATATGTATAAATAATTTAAAAAAACAAGGTTACTATGTTTATGAAGGAAACTTTTCTGATTTAAAAATTATTAAAAAATATGATGTTGTTACATGTTGGCACGTTTTAGAACATGTCAAGGAGATGAATTCTTTTATTGATAAGTTAAGTCTCGTAACAGGAAATTATCTTTTTTTAGAAGTACCTACTAAGCGTGGTTTAATTAATGATGTACAAGAAAATTTTGATGGCCATTATCATTATTTTTCTAAAAATTCTTTAAAAATAAAACTAGAAAAAAATTTTAAAATAGTTAAAATTGAAGAACCAGGAATACAGAAACCCTCTATAACCGTAGTAGCTGTACCTAAATCATGATTAATTACGAAAAATATTTTAAAAAATGTCAAGAAATTTTTACCGGTAACAAACCTAGTAGAAACAGTTCTCTTTTTATTGATAATCTAGGTTGTGAAATATTCAATCCGGAAAAGAAAAATAAAATTTTTAAATTTTATAAAAGTTATAATGATGACGTACATGAAGCTTTTATTTATTCAGACAATAAAATTAAAAATCGTGTCGATCTTTTTGATACTAATCATAAAAACATAATCAAGGTAGATAATTGGAAAGATTGTCCTGCAATTTATAGATTAGGTAATTTTTGTGCACGTGTAGCTGAAGAAAATATATATGGTAGTAATGCAATTGTAGAGTCTATTTTAATTTATAAGAATTTACTTGGTGGTCCAAAAAGATCTTCGTGGTTATGGCACTATGACGATAACGTACACCAGCAAATTAAAATTATGATTTATTTAAATGACGTCACTGATAAGACAGGTGCCATGCAAGTATTAAAAAAAGAGGATGGAACTTCTACAAAATTTTTATCGTCAAAAATAAGCCCAATTAAAACTGACAAGTCAAAACAGCTATTTGGTACTAGTCGCTTACCTGAACAATTTATTGAACAACAAGAAATAATAACAATTTCAGGAAAAAAAGGAACTTTTATTGTTTTTGATCCTAATACTCCTCATAGAGCTACTTTAGCTTCTAATAAAGAGACACGTATGTGTGTAGTTTTTAATTTAAGACCTTATCATAAAAATAAAAATAAAAAAATTGATCGATCAACAAAAACTTGGAGTACACTAGGTAATGTAAAAAAATTTAGCACCAGTATGGATTAAGATGTTAATATACAATACACACAACATGACAAAACTAACAAATAATGTTAATAAAAAAAATATTCTTATTTTAGGATCAGGACCTTCAGCAAGAGAGGTTGATTGGGAAAGTATAGATTTTGATACAGTAATTACAACAAGTTTTTTTTACTTGAATGAAAAAGTTTTAGAAAAATCAATATGTCACATAAGCTTATCAAAATTAGTAGATCTAGAAAATCCAAAACTTTTAGATTATTTGAGAAAAAATAAAAATTGTACTATTTCTTTTGAACCTAAAATAAGTAAACATTTAAAAAATAAAAAAGGTCAAAAAGAAGAAGAAATAATACGATTTGTAAATAGTTCTCATAAATTTTATACCACAAAAGTTTTTAATAAATTTTATAAAGAATTCTCAGATAGAATATTTTTTTATAGAGCAGAAGGAGGTTTAGAAGGATTGGCAGGAAGAATATTTTGGCCGACTATTTTAGGTCATCCTAATAAAATATATTTTTGCGGTTTAGATGGTGTTTCAAAAAATACAAATTTAGACCCAAGAAACTATTTTCGAAAACACAAGGGAACAACTGACAAACATTACTCATATGAAGAATATAAAAAATCTTTTGAAAATTATGCACAAAGAATGTATAATGCTGCTAAAGATAAAAAAATTAAAGTAATTAACTTAGGTAAAGGAAAGAATTATAATTTAATGACAAACATTAGTATAATCTATGAGACATAAGATAGAGGGAGGATATTAATGAAAATTAAAAAAATAATTTTAGGAAAAGGTAAAGTATCATCTGTGATTACTGATAAAGAGAGTGTTGTTTTAGATAAAAAACAATGTAATATATTAAATATTAATGATTTAAATAACGTCATTAATAAATACAAACCTGAAATAATAATAAACTGTGCTGCAAAAACTAATTTAGAATATTGTCAAGAAAATAAAATAGATTGCTTTGAAAGTAATACTCGTGGTGTTTTAAATTTAATTGAAATATGCTCTTTAAAAAAAATAAAACTAGTTCATATTAGTAGTGGTTGTTTATTTGATGGTAATGAGTTTATCGCAAATGAAAAGACACACGTTTCACCTAAGGTTTGGTATACATGGACAAAAGCATGGGCAGATCAAATAATAGAAAATTATGGTTACGAAAATTATCTAATATTGAGACCTAGACAACTCATATCCTGCAAACCACATCCAACAAATATGTTAACAAAGTTTTCTAAAATGAAAAAAATACCTGCAATCAAAGAACCGAATTCAATTACATGTCTAGAAGACTTTAAAGAAATCATTAATCATTTAATAAAAATAGATGCTGTTGGAATTTACAATTGTGCTAATGAAGGGGTTGTAACGCCTTATGATATTGCAATAGGAGTAAAAGAAAAAATTAATCCATCGCTAGTCGTTGTAAAAGAAACATATGAAAATCTATTAAAACAGCTACCTAACAGAAGAGTCAATACAATACTTAGCATTACAAAACTTAAAAATTCTGGGTATACACCTAGATCAGCCAAAGATGCACTTAACTGGTGTTTAGAAAACTATGGAAAATAATTGTTATAACATATTACTAACAGGATGTGCAGGCTTTATAGGCAGTCATGCAGCAGAGTGTTTTGTTAAAGATAAAAGATATTTAGTCGCAGGGGTTGATAAAATGACCTATGCATCGGATCAAAAAAATATTAAAATGCTATCAAATTATGATAATTTTAATTTTTACAAAGGTGATATATGCGACAAAATGTTAATTGAAAATATTGTAAAAAAATATAATATTAGATGGATAATAAATTTTGCTGCTGAAACACACGTTGATAATTCAATTGAAGATGCTACTGATTTTTTAAAATCAAACTTTTTAGGTGTACATAATCTTCTTGAAATTTGTAAAAATAAAAAGATAAAACTTTTTCAAATTTCAACAGATGAGGTTTATGGAGAAGCTAAAGAATATTCTTACAAAGAAAATAATATGTTAGATCCAAGAAATCCTTATTCAGCTAGCAAAGCAGCTGCAGAACACTTAATTAATTCTTATGCAAATACATATCAAGTTGAATATATCATAGCTAGACCGTCTAATAATTACGGCCCTAGGCAACATAAAGAAAAGTTCATACCTAAAATACTTATGAATTTAAAGAATCGTAAAAAAGTACCTGTGTATGGATCAGGATTACAAATTAGAGAATGGACATATGTCAAAGATACAGTTAACGCTATAAAATTTATATTAGAACATTCTGATTTAAATGAATGTTATAATATTTCATCTAATATTGAAATGAAAAACTTGGAAGTCTTAGATTTAATATGTGAAAAAACAAATAATGACGCGTCGAAAGTTATTAAATTTGTTAAAGATAGAAAAGGGCATGACAATCGATATTCAATTAATAGCGATAAATTGAATAAGTTAGGTTATAAAAATTATTTAGACTTTAAGTCAGGTTTAAATAATACAATTAAATATTATTTGGAGAAAAAATGAATATTGGAATTATAGGGCAAGGATTTGTGGGTTCTGCAATAAGAGAAGGTTTAAAAAACTTTTATAAAATAAGAACATACGATATCGATTCTTCTAAATGTAATAGCACACATAGAAAAGTTTGCTTAGAATCAGATATTATTTTTATGTGTTTGCCTACACCAATGCGTAAAAATGGATCTTGCGATACAAGAATATTAGAATCAGCAATTCAAAAAGTTGACATAACTGTCGACCAACGTGATAGCCGACCAATTATAGTTATAAAGTCAACAGTTCCACCAGGTACTACAGAAAGACTAAGTGACATCGTGAACCACTGTGATGTCTGTTTTAGCCCAGAATTTTTAACAGAAGCAAATTCTTTTGATGACTTTAAAAATCAAAGTAGAATTATTATTGGAGGACCTAGACCTGCAACAGGTAAAGTAAAGCAAATGTTTAGAAAAGCTTTTCCAACAATACCGATCGTAAAAACAGGTACAAAGACAGCAGAAATGACAAAATACTTCATAAACTGTTTTCTTGCGTCAAAAGTAACTTTTGCAAATCAAATGTATCAAATTTGTGCGAATAATAATATAGACTACGACAAGGTATGTGAATATGCTTTGTATGATCAAAGAATTGGAAAGAGTCACTTAGCTGTACCCGGTCCAGATGGAGACTTAGGTTTTGGTGGACATTGTTTCCCTAAAGATCTAGCTGCAATGATTAATTTTGGCGTGAATAATGAGGGAGACACTGATTTTCTCAAAGCAATTGAAGATTTTAATAATAAATGTAGAAGATTTAAAGACTGGGAGCAAATGAAAGGAAGAGCTGTAAGTGAAGATTAGTGTAAATAAATAATAAGCTATGTATAATCATATTAGGAGATTAATATGAATGAAAACAATGCCCAATTCCCAACAGGTAAACCACATATTTCATTTTCAGAAATCAAACAATGGAAAGAATGTGGATATCGTCACAAACTAGTCTATATAGATAAAATTGACACTTTTGAAGATTCACCTTATCTTCATTTTGGAACAGCAGTTCACGAAGGATGCGAGAGCTTATTAGAGACAAAGAAAATCGACCGTGATAAAATACTAGGGGTTATGAAAGAAAGTTGGCAGAAAGCTGGATTTGAGAACCCAGCGTGGTATTCTAAGCAACCTTCTTGGTATAAGCATGAACCTGTTGAAACATGGGAAACTTGGGCTAATAATATGTGGGATGAAGTTATAACTTTTCTAGATAAAGAATTGACAGGTTGGGAATGTTTTAAAGCAGAAGAAGAATTGTATGAGCCTATTGAGAATCTTAAAAAACCTTTATCCTTTAAAGGATTTATTGATGGTGTTCTTAAAGTACCTAAAAAGAGAGGTCAGGGTCATGAATACTGGATTATTGACTGGAAAACAGCAGGTCCAGGTGGTTGGAGAAGAGATAAAAAACAAGATTTAGGTATGACAGCACAATTAATTCTTTATAAACATTTTTGGGCAAAGAAACACAACATTCCACTTAAAGATGTTAGATGTGCTTTTATATTATTGAAGCGGGGTGCTAAACAAGGAAAAGTATGTGATATTGTTAAAGTTTCTGTAGGACCTAAAACATATATCAAAGGAATTAAACTTATGAGAAATATGATAAAGACAGTTAGAAAAGGAATGTTTCTTAAAAATAGAAATAGTTGTAAATTTTGTCCTTATGAAAATACAGAACATTGCACATAAATGTTTACTTTAATGGTCTGTAAGATAAAATTATCTCTAATTAAAGAGGTAATTGATGGAAGAAAATAAAAAATTTAAAGTTGTTATTCTTGCAGATCACGCACTTTCTACTAGCGGCGTAGGTACTCAAACTAGACATTTGGTTGAAGGCCTTTTGAAAAAAGGTTGTTGGTCGTTTAGACAATTTGGGGCTGCTTTAAAACATGCAGACTATAGAACTGTTGTTGTTAATGAAGATTTTGTCATTAAACCTATTGATGGATTTGGTAATCCTGAACTTATAAGAGTTACATTAGCAACTGAAAAACCTGATCTTATTTTTATTTTTACTGATCCTAGATTTTTTGTGTGGCTATTTGAGATGGAAGATGAAATACATCAGGTTTGTCCGATTGTTTGGTGGCATGTTTGGGATAATTATCCGTACCCTAAGTTTAATACGCCTTTTTATGAATCAACAGATCTAATTAATTGTCATTCACATATGACTTACACTATGATTAAAGATAAGTTCCCAGCTAAAACAAATTTTATACCTCATGCTCTGCCAGAAAATATTTTTCACCCAATTACAAAAAATGAAAAAATTAATTATAAAAATGAAATACTAGGAAACGAAAAGGCAGACTATTTCACAACAATTTGGGTAAATAGAAATGCTAAAAGAAAAAGACCTAGTGACGTTTTAGCATCTTGGAAGATGTTTTTAGAAAAACTTAAAAAAGAAAAAGGACACCAAAAAGCAACCTTAATTATGCACACTGACCCATACGATCAAGAAGGTCCTAATTTAATAGCAGTATCTGAAAACTTAGGAATACAAGATACAGTTATATTCTCTAGAGAGAGGATAGATTTTGCAAAGATGAATATACTGTACAATATTTCTGATTGCTGCATTAGTATGTCCTATGCTGAAGGTTTTGGACTGTCAACTCTAGAATCAATGATGACAGGGACACCTATTATTGCACCAAAAACTGGAGGATTAACTAGACAAGTTGTTGATCATCGAGATGAAAGTCACAATGGTGTTGCTTTAGATATATCAATGAAAACCCTGGTAGGAAGTCAATCTGTACCTTATATTTATGAAGACTATGCGTCATGTGAAGATGCATCAGAAGCACTTTATAAAATGTATAGTTTGTCTGCAAAAGAAAAAGAAAAATTATCAGAAAAAGTATTAGAATATGCACACACCCAATTTGGAATGCAAAATACTATTGATAAGTGGCATGATTCAATGATTGATATAATCAAAAATTGGAAAAACAATTATCAAAGATTAGATGTACAAGAAATATAATAAGAGGACAATAATGAAAGTTTTACTTAGAGCACCTTTGCTTTCTTTATCAGGTTATGGAATACATTCTAGACAAATATTTGAATGGTTAGAAACAATTCCAGGAATAGAATTAACTGTTGAAATATTACAATGGGGAACAACAACTTGGTTAGTTAATGAGTCTACACAAAATGGTTTGATTGGTAGAATTATGGAAAAATCAAGAGAGTTACAGACACCTTATGATGTTACATTTCAAGTTCAACTTCCTGATGAATGGGATACTAAATTAGGAAAAATCAACATAGGTGTTTCAGCTTATGTTGAAACAAATAAATGTTCACAAAAATGGTTAGATGCGACAAACAAAATGGATCACATTATAGTGCCTTCTAATTTTACTAAAAATGTTATTTTAAAGTCAGGGAATGTAAAGCCTGAAATCTCAGTTGTTCCAGAGTGGTTTAATCAAGAAATAGAAAATAATAAAAAGTCTAAACCTAAGTTACATTTTAACAAAAAGTTTAATTTCTTAATGATTGGAACAGTTACTTCTAGAAATCCGGATGATGATAGAAAAAATATGCTGTATGGAATTAAATGGTTTTGTGAAACATTTAAAGACAATAAAAACGTAGGTCTTATTTTAAAAACATCATTTGGTAAAGGTACAATGATTGATAGACATCTAACACTTAATACTGTTAAGGGTGTTTTAAAAGAAGTAAGGAAAGGAGATTACCCTAAAGTAACTGTTGTACATGGTAATATGACACAGAAAGAAATTGCTGACTTATATAAACATTCAAGAGTAAAATGTTTAATATCACCTACAAGAGGTGAAGGATACGGATTACCCCTTGTAGAGGCTGCAGCTTCAGGTTTGCCGGTAATGGCAACCAACTGGTCCGGTCATTTAGATTTTTTAGAAGATAAATTTATTAAAATAGACTATGACTTAGTAAACATAAATAAGTCAAGAATTGATAATAGAATATTTGTTGAAGGCACCAAGTGGGCAATGCCTAATGAATTACAATTTAAAAGAAAACTTAAAGAAGTATACGAAAATATTGAAAAATTCGAAAACAATTCAAAAGTTTTAAAGAAAAATGTTTTAAAAAATTTCTCTAAGAAAAGTATTATAAAGATATATGATGAAGTATTTGAGAAAATAAAAATTAAAAATTCAATAGAAGGATAATAGGTATTCAAATGTCTGTAATTACAATTGGAATAATTGTATTTTTATTATTGTTAAGTTGCGTTACAAGTTATTATGCGATTAAGTTTGGTATGATATTACTTAATGTGCAGGATTCTATTAATGATTCTTTGGATGAATTAGATGAAAGCTATATTAAGATTAAAGAAATTTCAGAAAAGCCAATCTTTTTCGACTCAGTTGAAGTTAGACAGTGTATCAATGAAATTATTAACGTGAGAAACACTGTTATTAAAATAGCTACTAGATTAACTAATATTGGAACAGTAGGAGTAATTGGTAGTAATAGCAATCCAGGAGACGCAATTGAAAGGCAAGAAGAAAACAATTAATTTAAATAGTACTACAAAAACAACTAAACCTAAGAAAAAGAGAAAATCAAAAAGATTATATTTTGGGCCTGAAACTGATCAGGCAATTGTAGATTATCAAAGTACTGATTGCATTGAAGAAAAATCACAATTATATCACGATATTATTCAACCAAGCTTTTCTAAACTGTCTGAAAATTTAATTTTTATTCATGGATTTGCAAAAAATCATCATAGTTATGAAGCCCTAAAAGGTGATTGTGTTTCATTTTTATTTGAAACACTTCAAAAATTTGATACATCAAGAGGGTCTAAAGCTTTTAGTTATTTTAACGTCGTAGCTAAAAACTGGTTAATTATTCAAAGTAAAAAGCGTGTCAAAAATAAAACAAGACACATAAGCATGAGCAACTTTAAAGAATTTAAAACACAAGATAAAGAAATGATTGAAATGCACAATCACGTACCTTCACAAGATATTCGAGTCATCGCAAAAGAAAATTACAAAATATTAGATGAAATATTTGTAAAAATTAAAAGAAAAATTAACAATCCAAATGAAGAAGCATGCATGCATGCAATTGAGACTTTGTTTAACAGAATAGATGACTTAGATTTTCTTAACAAAAGAGCTATTTTTGTTTACATGAGAGACATATCAGGTTTGACACCTAAACAGCTTTCTGTTGCAATGTCAAACATTCGAAGACATTATAGAGATATTAAAGGAACTGATGTGGAATATTTTTCTCTCTTTTTTTAGTTAACCTACGGAGAATTTTATGACAAAAAATATCGATAGAGAAATGAAAAAAGCAAAGTCTCAAAAAACAAAAATTGAACAATTCAGTGACTTACTTGATAGTTTGACAAATACAGAAGATAAAAAGAAAATGCTTTGGAAAGAAGCATATGAAAATGCTATCTATGATAGAGAAAACGCTAATATTCTTTTAACAGACTTACTTTTACAAGTTAAGGGAAGCGTTCCACTTCATACATCGTTAGGGTCAATAATGTCTAAGTATTTAGAAAGAATGTCAAAATCAAATGATCAAATACTTAGACTAGCTGAATTAATTGCAAAAGAAGAAGAAAAGAACGAAATTTCTGCGGACGACATATTTAATCAAATAACAGGAGATTAAATGTTTGCAAATACGAAAGATCGTCGTCTTTCTAGACATGGAAGCAATATAATTGAGTCTGAAGAAAGAGATCAAATAGGATCCGGTCTTTTAAGAAAAAGCAAGACCATTTTTGATACTGCAATTGTTGTTGACTTCGTATCAAACCCTGTAGAATTTTTATCACAAAAAATTGAAGTTATTAAAGTAGATAAAAGAAGAATTGGTAATGCTAAAGAAAAAGTAGGATCGATTGTTGATAAAGCAAAAGAAAATTTAAAAAAGATTAATAAATTTAGTTCTACCAGTTTGATACAATCAACAGCTAATCAATTAGGAATGAACACAGAAGAAGTTGATTATCTTTTAAACTTTGGTCAAACACAAAATTTATCTAGATTAGATGCATTTACACAGCAAGATAGCTCTGCTCTTGTTGTTAATCCTGAATTAGTTAGTATAATGCCCAGGAATAGTATTTTAGCAATCAATATTTCAAATGAAGATAGATTAGATAAAACAAAAGCAGAAGTATTTTTTCCTTTTTTCCCACAACATTTATCTTTACCTGTTAAAGCAGGTGAACATGTTTGGTGTTTTTATGAAAACATTAATGGTAAAAAAATTGGTTATTGGGTTTCTAGAAAGTCTGCAACTTTGCCTGTTGATGATTTAAATTACACACATCTAGACAGAAATGTTTTAATTAATACAGCAGTTGGAATACTTAAATCAAAAACATCATCAAGAAATAAAGAAACAGCATTAACTGAACTTTTTAAAACCTTTCCTAATGCGTCTAATTCTATAAATAAAAAATCAAAAACACTTAATGAATTAGAATATGATGACATATTAAATAATTCAAAAAGTTACAGAGAGGAATTTGTAGGACAAGCAGTTCCTAGGTACAATAAAAAATGCTCTGATTTAGTACTGCAAGGATCAAATAATACCTTAATAACAATGACCCACGATGGTCTTCCTAATTCCGGAAAAATATCTATAATCGCAGGAAGAAGCTTGAATAATATACCTGTTGTAAAAAATAAAAGAGATAAATTTAAAAATTACGAGCATGAAGAAATTGATAAATCAAAAGACATTCTAGTTACTGAAAACATTAGCGTGATTAACCTAGGTCAGTTTGAAAATAATATGAATGCAGCGTCTATAGAAGTTTCTGAAACAGGCAGAATTGAAATTAAAAATAAATCAGGTGCAGCAATTATTTTAGATCAAAATGGCGATGTAATAATTCAACCTAGTGTGACAGGGCTGCTTAAGTTAGGCGGTGAAGACGCGGATCAAGCTATATTAGGGACTCGAGGCACTGAATCTGTACCTGGCAACGTTTTGGCTCCGGCAATAATTTCAACAATGGGTGGTGCCTTAGGCGTGCCCGGGTCTTTGCCGACAGGTGCTTTTGCAACAAAGATTTTGGTGAAATAATGAGCATCTATAGTAAGAAAGCACCAGACGGGATAGGACTTTTAGACGATGATGGTAATTTAGCCCCAAATACAAAAGAAAAATTGCTGAACAAGGTTATAGAAAAAGCAAATAACTTACCGCCTAAGATTAGTTTGGCGGGATTAGATATCAATATTGAAGAACTCAGTAGTATGGTTTCAGATGAAAATACTTTAAAGCATTTTGAACCTACAGACGGTATAGAAGCACATAGGGAAAAATACCCACAGTATCACTCATTATACATGGATACACTGTACGTTGGATGCGTTAAAGCATTAGATTTGCCGCCAAATGCTCAACTTAAACCCATAGGTCTGGTTGATCCAACAATCCCTGTTTTGATAATTTTTGATGTAATTGCAGAATTTACTGAAGGATTGCTAGACTTTGTTGGAGACGTGAAAGCATATATCACTTCTAAAATACACATTGTACTATCTAAAATTAAAGATATAATAGAATTTATAGCAAAATTTTTATTAACATTTACTATTGATTTAAGTTTTATTAAAGAACTAATAAGGGCACTGCTAGCAGACTTTGTCGAAGAAAAAATACAACCTGTAATAGATAAAGTAGACGAGAAGGCTGATGAAATAAAATCAATGATTATTGATAAATTAACGGCTGTACTTGAAAAACTGTTAGGCTCTTCACCTTTTCCGATTGAAATACCCTTTATTCCTTTTGAATTAGACTTTTTTGATTTTAATTTAGGTTTTGATTTTAGTTTTCCATGGTTTGACTTAAGCATATTCCAACTTGATCTACCCTTAGGCATAATAACATTGATTGTTGAATTTTTAAAGGGTGTAGTCACGATTGCGCAAGATGTGATTGCAGCTATAGTAAGTTCTGTCGATGCATTTATCGAAGCATTATCTAGTGGAATTCAAGCCATTTTAGAATTTATGGTTAATTTAGTTTTGGATCCACTAATTAGATTGCTAAAGAGAATTTGGCCAGATATTGAAAAATATACTATACCTGCTGCTCATTTTATTGCAATGTTCGAACAAGTGGTACCTCTTTTAATAGTTGCCATAGTTGGAGTTTTAATAGGGCCGGGTTTAATTACATTTGGCTTAGCAACCGCTTTATCATTGATTTAGTAGAAAGGAGACTTAATGACAAATTTTAATTTTAAAAGTTCAGGTAAGAAATTTGGTAGATCAGAAAATAACAAAACAACAATTAAAAATAACATTGATGATGAATTAGAACCCTTTGGAATACTGACACCACTTCAGCTTTCTCAAGATGATAAAAGTTCTCTCTTTAAAATGAGTTTTGATATTACTGAACAAATCAGAGATAATTTAAGAAATTTACTTTTAACTTCACCTGGAGAGCGACTAGGAAGATACGATTATGGTGCAGGATTAAGAGACTTAACTTTTGAAATGATTGCACAAAATGATGATTATGAATCTAAAATTATGGAAGTAATATCTGAAAATGTTGGCAAATATATGCCTTATGTTAATCTTAAGACGCTAACAACTGAAGACGTTAAAATAGAAACAATGTCAAGTGACAGACCTTTAGCTAAATTAATATTAGAAATAAAATATGAAGTGCCTGCTTTATCATTAACGAATCAAAAAATTGTTCTCGTATTATATGTAGCAGGATAATTAATTTTAAATCTAAGGAAAGGGAAATAAAATGGCGACAAATGTTAAGAAAGATTTAAAAAAAGCTAGAGATTTAAGTTATCTCAATAAAGATTTTGACAGTTTTAGATCAGACTTATTAGAATATTCTAAGATTCATTACAGTGATGTTATTAAAGATTTTAGTGAGGCAGGTCTAGGTGGTTTATTCTTAGATATGGCAGCTTACGTAGGTGATGTTATGTCATTTTATCTAGATCACCAATTTAGCGAATTGAGTTTGGAAACTGCGATAGAAGATAAAAACATTATCCAGCATATTAAAGATGCAGGAGTAAAAATAAGAGGGGCTAGCCCTAGTTTTTGTGAAGTCGAATTAATACTTTCAATAGCAGCAGAAATTAAAAATGGAGTTTATAGACCAGCTGAAGCACAGCTTCCTATAATTAAAGCAGGTACAATTGTATCGTCAATTGATGGTATTGATTTTGAAGTTTTGGAGGATATTGATTTTTCTGAAACTGATATATACGGCAATCTTAAAGCAGAATATGTTGTTGACTTTGTTGATGGTCAAAATAATCCGACAATTTACTTGGTAAAAAGGAATGCTGTTGTATCGAGCGGGAAAACCAATACAGAAACTTTCACATTAGGCACATATGTTCCGTTTAGAACAATAACTTTAAGTAATTCAGACGTCACAGAGATATTATCAGTAAAAGACAGCGAAGGAAACATATACTATGAAGTAGATAATCTTTCTCATGATATTGTTTTTAATGCAATACCTAACAAAGAGGAGGATGAAGACAAGTCAGGCTTCAGTTTGACTTTAGATCCAGCGCCTAGAAGATTTATTACAGAAGTTAATTATGAAACCGGTTTGTCTAAAATTAGATTTGGGTCAGGGAAATCAGAATACGAAGATGAGGAAGTAATTGAAGACCCGACAGACTATGCACTACCTCTCTATGGAGAACGTTTGAATTTTAAAATTAATGCAGTAGATCCAGGTAATTTATTAGAAACAAAAACTTTAGGGATATCCCCCCAAAATACTACGTTAACTGTAAGATATAGATATGGTGGAGGCGTTAATCACAATGTTACGCCTAGATCGATCAATACAGTTAAAACAGCAATTATGGAATATAAAATTAATACTTCACCAATTATTCAAAATTCTGTGACTAACTCTTTAATAGTTAATAATCCTAGAAGCGCTAAAGGTGGAGAATCTAGACCGTCTTTAGAAGAATTAAGAAATATAGCATTTAGTGCTAAGTCTAGTCAAGCAAGAATTGTAAATGTCCAAGATTTACTTTATAGAGTGTACACAATGCCAGCAAAATTTGGAAAAGTCTACAGAGTTGGTGTTTCAAAAAATCCAGTATCCAATAGCGTATTAATACATGTTGTAAGTAGAGATAATAGAGAAAAGTTAACATTAGCCAATGATACACTCAAAGATAATATTGCACTTTATATTAATCAATACAGGCTGATATCTGACAGTTATGATATTGTCGACGCAGCAATTACAAATATATCGATCGAATATATTATATCTGTAGAAAATGGATATAACAGTAACGAAGTAATATCTAGATGTAATTTATTTTTAAGAAATTATTTAGATACCAAGAATATGCATATTGATATGCCGATCAATAAAACCGATTTGACAAATTTGATAATTAACGCAGAAGGTGTTGAATCTTTAGCCGGTATTCGCGTTATAAATAAACGAGGGTCACAAGAAGGTAGGGTTTATTCAAATGTATCATTTAGCCCAAATGAAAACACAAGAAGACAAAAAGTTTATCCACCCACAGGCGGGATATTTGAAGTAAGATATCCTGAAGCTGATATTAAAGGAGCAGTTTTATAATGTATAGAATTATTTCAGGAAGTAAAGACACATATATAACTAATAGAATAATCAATAATACATTTAGAGCGACTGATGCAAATGTAGGTTTGGCTGGGACATTAGATCTTTTCAAGCTTTATGATGAATCAACAATATCAGGAGAGACGTCACCTATTGAATTTTCTAGATTATTAATTAAGTTTGATTACGGTCCTATACAAACATTAATTAATAACGGTGAAATAGACATTGATAGTAATTCTTTTAATGTAACTTTAAAGCTTAAAGACGTTTATGGGGGTCAAACAACTCCTGCTAATTTTAAGATTATCGCAATGCCTTTAGCTAAAAATTTTGATGAAGGTAAAGGAAGGGATATAGTTAATTTTGCTGATGTTGGCGCTACAAATTTTATAACTGCATCATATTCAAATGGATCAGCAAATGCATGGGATATATCAGGTGCACGTGCTTCTGGAAGTTTAGGCTCTAGTAATTTAGATGTTTATATTAGTGGGAGTTTAGCTGGACCTAGTGGAACAAGTATTGTTAATTTAACTGCAGAAAAATATTTTGCGACAGGAAAAGAAGATTTAGAACTTGATATAACTACCGCGGTATCTGCTTCCCTCTCAGGGCAGATGACTAATCATGGATTTGTAATTGCATATTCCGGATCGTATGAAACTGATGCAAAAACATATTTTGTAAAAAGATTTGGATCAATAAATGCGTCAAATATCTATGACAGACCTTCAATGATAGTAAAATATGATGATAGCATATTAGATAATCATAGAAATTTTGTTTTTGATGTTACCGGATCCTTATTTTTAAATAATTTTCATAGAGGCGTAAGAAGTAATATTCTCTCAGGCACTAGTGCAACGCAAGTATCTGGTTTGGATTGCATGAAATTAATTCTCAAATCTGGTTCATATGCTAGTACGCATTCTGTATCACAACATAAAGTGGGCAATAATTTTAAAACTGGAATATATTCAGCATCTTTTGCAATTAGCGAATACCATGCTGACTTAATTCATAATGCAAAGTCAGCCAGGTCAGCTTCATTTACACAAATATGGTCATCAAATGATTTAACAATAGGTTATCTAACCGGATCTTTGATTATTGAATCTCCTTTTAGAAGTTCTTATGATGGATCGATAGAAAGAATTCTTGTAACATGTAAGAATCTTAAATCAAATTATAGAAAAAATGACAGAGTGAAAGTTAGAGTTTTTGTTGAAAATAGAAATGAAAAAGTTATATTTCAAAAATTACCTACAGAAAAATTATCTGAAGTATACAATAACATGTATTTTAGAGTTGTTGATGTACAAAAAAATGAAGTAGTAATTCCATTTGATACGAATAGAAACTCTACCAGGTTATCTTCTGACTCTGACGGTATGTTTTTTATGATTGATATGGATAGTTTAACTCCGGGAAGAGCATATAAGTTTGAATTTCTAATTAGAGACTTTGATAATGACTTTTTTGTTAACGATGCTTCTGGGAAATTTATTATTAACAATTAAGGATAAAAGTAATGAAAAAGAGTTTAACATTAGGAAATACAAAATTATTTGATCCTTCAGTTAAAAGAAATGAGAATTTTTTTAGTGATGAGGCTTTTTCAGATTTTGATTTTAAATCTGACAATGATCTTTTATTTGAATCTAAAAGAGGTACCTCTAGATCAGGGCAATCATCAAAAACTTCGAAGTTTGGAAAAATATATTCAACTAGAGAATTAAATATTGATTTTTCTAAATTTGAAAATCATACTTTTTTTGATTCTGCTGTTTCTAAAACAAATATAGCATTTGATCGAGTCATCAATAAGTTTCCTTTTGATCAGAGAAAATCTGATATTGAAGATTTTAAAAATGACGGAACAGGTTATGAAAATTATGTTTATGATCAATTTCCAAAAAATAAAGGTTTTATTCATTTCATATCAGCATCAAATCAACACATAGCCATCAAAGATTTGTCTGGGTATTTATATAGTACTGATAATGAAAAGAAAACCAATAATCCTGTATTCTCTCCGCTCAAAAGGGGTTTTACTACAGAATTTTGGTTAAGAGTCCCAGAAGAATCAAATCAAGAATCTATCGTATGTCAACTTATTGATACTAGTCGTGCAGGATTTTCTATATCTTTAAGCGGGTCATCTGATTCGGCAACAAATTGCAATTTAAGTTTTACTGTGATTAGCGGGTCTAATGCAGAGACAATTACCACTTCATTAAAAAAAGGTGAATTCAAGTTTATATCTGCAGTTTATGACAACAATAAGAAGAATTCACAAATTTATATAGATTCCCAACTTAAAGTTACTTCGTCATTTAGAGATTTTGATAACTTAGAAATGAAATTGTCTGACTTTTTAATTGGATCAGGAAGTTCGTACACAGATGATGATGTTAATAGCACTACTTTTTTACCGCTAACAACCTTGTCAGGGGCAATTGATGAATTTCGTTATTATCATGGTGCAAAAGGTATTACACAAATTCAAGATACACAATACACATCTACTTTTTTAGATGCAGAAGATAATCTAGATTTAATACTATATATGAAATTTAATGAACCTGCAGGATCATACACAGGTAATAGTATTGTTTTGGATTATTCAGGAAATAGTTTGCATTCTCAAATAACAAATTTCAGTGTAGCAATGAGAAATTCAGGGTCAGTTGCTACTATTCCTATAAAAAAAGAAAAATTATCAGATTGTCCAGTACTTTTTGCTGATAATTCAAATGTAAAATCTTTAAATACAAACTTATTGACTTCTGCATCACTTTATGATGAATTTAATCCTAATTTAATTACAAAACTTGTCCCAGTACATTATTTTCTAGAAGGACAACAAGAAGAAGGTTTTTCTAACTTGACAGGAAGTTTAGGAAATTCTTATGTAGGCGGTAATTTACCTAATACGGGTAAGTTAGGTTCTGGGCAACTATTAATGTCATTTCTTCTTATATGGGCAAAGTTTTTTGATGAAATAAAGATAAGTATTGATGCTATGGCGGATATACTTCATGTATCGTATGATGATTTTGAAGGTTCTTCACCAAATTTTTACAAATTAATTGCTGAAAATAGAGGAATTAGACTTCCTAATATCATTGATAGCAATATAAGTTTTGATAAATTCCAAGATGGAATTAATATTAATAACACAGGAACTACTTCTGTGTATTCTCTCAATGATTTTCAAAATGAAATCTGGAAGAGAATCCTTATCAATATCAGACACATTTATAAGGAAAAAGGAACAAGACGATCATTTCAATCATTGTTCAATACACTAGGTATTGATTTTGATAAGTACTTTTCTTTAAAAGAATACGGAGGTTCTAGATACCATTATTTAAGTGACTTAAGAAAAGAAGATAAGAAAGTTATTAAATTTATTGACTTAAGTGGTTCCTTTGCAGTTAGAAGTGATGCTGATAAAGCAGATATCGATGCGCAAGGTTTAAGCAAAGGTACCTCCGGAATTAATTCAGCACCTTATTTAATATCTCCTTTTTTATCTAGTTCTAGAATTGAAACCGGTTTTCCCGATATAGACGGAACATACGTTCAAAAAAATATATTTCCTCCGCATGGAATATCTAATGCAGTGTCAGATGGTTTGTTGACATCAGGATCATTCACTTATGAAGGAATATACAAATTCGTAGGAAGTCACCATGTAACACAAAGTTTAGTTAGACTTCATGTAACAGGAACAGCTGCACCAAGTTCAACATCTGGAGGAGTCTTAACAAATCTAATTGCAATTAATGATGGTAATAATTCTAAAATCAAGCTTTACGTTAAACCTCATGTTTCTTCTGTTGAAAATGATTTTTTAGAAATGCAAATAACTAGTGCTAGTCTATTTGATGGTAACCCGTGGTATGTAAGTTTTGGAAAAATAAGAAATGATGACAATATATTTTATAATTCTGTTGATATTAAAAATACACCATCAAGTAGTTTCTTTTTAAGATGTGGAAGATTAGATAGCGGAAGAAAAAATGTTTATTTTACAACATCAAGTTTTTATAATGAAAAATCAAGAAAGAATAATCAAACTAATTATTTTAATTCTATTGGCACAACTTTAAATGCAAGTGGTGCATACGCCTTAATAGGATCCCAATCAATCACTGAGTCTCCTCGTTTTTTAAATTCTGATCAAGTTGAAAGTGAAGCCAGATATACAAATTTTTCTGGGCAAGTAAGTGGAATTAGATTCTATAGTAAAGCAATCACAAAAAAAGGTTTCAAAGAAAGAATAAACAATCCTTTTTCTTTGTCTGTAAAGGATCCTATAAGAAATTATAATCATACGACAAAATTAACCGGTTCTTTTGGAAAACTACGCTTAGATAATACAGTTACACGACAAATAACAACAAGTTCAAACGCTTCTGGCGAAATTTCTATATTTGACAATTCACAAAATAATTTTAATTTTACCGGTAAAATGTTTGAAGCTTCAAAAAGAATATTGAAAACAGATCAAATTAAATTTACACGTGTTTCATATGACTTTGATCAAAGAATATCTGATGACAAGGTAAGGGTAAGAAGTTACGAATTGCAAAAGAATTTAGAAAATTCTATATACTCAGTTAAAGCACCTCTATATGAGATACCTGAAAAAGATAAAAATGATAGTGATAAAAGAATTAGTATAGATTTGAGTGCAGTTAAAGCTCTTAATGAAGATATTGTTAAAATGTTTGAAAACTTAGAAGTTTTTGATGAATATTTAGGCGATCCTCGTGATGCTTTTGAAGATTCTTATATAGACTTAGAAAAAGCGAGAGAGGTGTATTTTAATGATCTTTTGCAAAAATTAGATTTAGAAGCACATACTAAATTTTTTACATGGTTTGACAATAGTTTTACTGATCTTTTGCTTAGCTTGGTTCCTTTAGAAACAGTATTTTTAGGCGTAAATTATGTTATCGAGCCACATATTTTGGAGAGAAATAAAATAAGATATAATTATAATCATCAATATTTGATAAATTCAAGAAATATTAGTGACGATAATCAATTTGGATAAGTAAAAAATGACAACATCAATAGTAATCGGTACCAATAAACTTACTGAAAATAATCAAAGTGTATCACAAAAAGATAAGCAATTTAATGAAGACAGTACTACGTCTTTAGGTGTAAGCGTTGGAAGGAATATAACAATATCTAAACAATCAACGCAAAATGTGTCAGGAGTTAAACATGTGTTTTTTCCTGCATTAAATAACAATAACAGATACGGAGAATCAACATCAGTTGATGCTTTATCTATCGATGCAAATTTAGAATCCAAGTCTTCACAAGGAATTTCAGTTAAAAGATTTAATGACACGCAGGGTGATAACCTCCCTTATCTTTATATTGGAAATATGCCGTATCCAAACACAGTTCATGAAAGATTTACACCTTTCTGGAAAGCTGATATGTACGGAATTCAAGAGCATATTATAAAAAATGATCAATTTTTGGTTTTTGATGATTTAGTGCAAGAATATTCCAATCAAAATTATATAAATAAATCAAAAAGTGAGCAAAGTTATATTTATCCAGCATTGAGTGGATCTCGTTATTCTAGCGAATTTGATACAAATGCAACAATTGAAATATTAGAAATAAGATCAGGATTGATTGGCCCGAAAAGGATAAATACGTTAATTGGAAGTAGCGATATAATTCACAGAGGATTTTTTAGTGGTATATCATGTGATTTAATGGGTGATAATGAACAATTAAAGAAAGGTGGGAATGTTATTATAGACAGCAAGATTGATGTTAAAGAATTAAACTTAGTAAATAATATTCCTTATAATGACTCAAAACAAAAAACTTTTTTAAACAATAAGCTCAAACCAATAAGTTACGATGGTTTATACACGAGGTCCTTGCAACCTTTTAATGACAAAAGATCAGAAGAATATTTAGACAACAAATATGATTTTGCAGGAACAGATGATAGCATGAAAAATTTACTTTATGGAAATGGAATAGAAGCACCTTACTCTAGGATGAGTGAAATAGGCACAAGATATCAATCTGCTACGTCAGGTTTTGTTTATGATTCTACGACAATAGGAAGTACAACACTAGGAACAGATTCTATCGCATTTGGTGGATTGAAAGGAGGATAGAATATGCCTAAAATTACAACAAGCACAACAACAAGTTTGGCCAAATCAATAAAAGCAAACGATACAACGAATGAAACACTTGGATTGGCTACAACATCCCTTTCGGGTTTTCCAACATCAACAATTAATGTTAATGGATTTACAGTATCTTTTTGGGTTAAACTAGACGGATCTAGCTCAGATGTAAGACATGTTTATCATGACGATACAAGGTCAGGAGTGCATGGAGGTGTTTGGTTCCAAACAGCAAATCAGTTATATTTTAGAGCAGTTAATTCTGGAGGAGCGTACGGTAGATATTGGTCAATTGATATTGCAGATTATCAGGAATGGGTTCATGTCGCAATAACTTGGGACGGCGACATGAACAATGGTGATACAGAATTGTTTGTTAACGGTGTTTCTCAGGGTGCAGGAACCAATGCACTCGGCACAGGGTCAGGAACAACTCAGGCAATAACTGACTTATACATTTATGATAAACAAGGTGTTTTAGATGGTTTTGAACTAAAAGGTGCCCTTGTCGACTTTGCAATGTGGAGTAAGGAATACACTAGCTCACAAATTCAAAACATTTATAATGGTGGCATTTATAATGATTATTCAGAAATGGGAGGTGTATACACACCCAACCTAATATTATGGTATAGACTAGGTGAAGAATCAACAATTAGTAGTTTAACAACAGGCGATAGCTTAAGCGCAGGAACACAATTTGCTGCAGCACATACTAGATCAGGTGTTAGTGGCGCTACGCTTACAGCACAGTCTAATATAGATATGGAAATTGTAGAAGGTCCATACCAAGTAACAACAACGACAACAACAACTTTTTCCGGAATAACTAGTGATACGCCTAGAAGAACATTGAGAGCAAAGGATGCAGTAAGTGGACAATATCCTACTATCGCTAGAACTGGCGATTCTTCTAGAATGGGAAATTTTAATATTAATTTTGATGATAGGAATACAATTGTATTTGAAGAAAATACTACACTTCTTGAATATCCGCATTTAGGACTTTATCAGTCTTCTCATCCCCTCTTAAAATCAAACGCTTCAGCACATTCTACAACAAATTCTGGAGTTATAGTAACAACAGGAAGTTTGGTCAAGGGTATCTCTGATGATTACTTATTAAAGGGTGATAGGGTATTAATAGGGTCAAGGTTAGAAAATGATTTAATAGCCAACGGCGAAGCTCTATCAGGATCTGTCAATATTACTCCATTTGATGAAAGTAGAATTAATTTAGGAACTAGTACATTTTACATGACAGGAACTGCAGAAGACGTCTATCCTGGTTTTAGTAGTCGTCTTCACGACAAAACACAAATCGTCATTGATATGACAGCAAATGAGACGACATACTTTGGAAATACTAATAAATCAAATGATTCTTCTAGTCCTTACTTATATCAGTCCGATACTTCAGATGTAAAACAACCTTATATGGGTTATTACAATCATATACTTAAAAGATGGGAATCTATAGGTCAAGGTTTTGGAATGAACCAGACGTATGGTACAGAATCAAATTTAATCGATATAGTAAAAAAAGCTCAAATTGGATTTGATGGTTGTATTGCAAAAATAGCTACAGGATCAGATCAAACAGGTAATGATTATCGTCTTTTTAATAATGATACACTTAATAGTACAATGAGGCCTATTTCGACTTTTGGTTTTCCTTTTGATGGAAGATATCATGCAACTGGGAGTCAAATAATTGACATGAGTCAATATATTAATGCACCTTTTGTTGTTGAAAAAGTTGTTTTTGAATTTAACGCACTTATAGAAACAGGTGATAGCCCAGGTACTGGTGATACTGACACAAATGGTTATAGATTAGGAGCAGGATATGGAGACCCGTCAGGCATAGGTAATTCTACAGATAGTATTTTTACAAATGTTGAAATTAGAAACTATAACTTTTTCTTGTTAAGACAATTTGAAAGTAAATTTGAAAAAAGTTGGGAAATAATTACAGGATCTGGAAGTCCTACTAATGAATCGGGTTTTCGATATGGAAAATTTACAGTAACAAGTAGTATTCCCGGGACTTTTGGGTTAGGAGGCGATAGTAGCACAATTACATTGGTTAAAGATGAAAGAGAATTAATCACATATGGACAACTTATTGATTATCATGTTGATGCATCAAACCCTCTTACAAATGGATCAGGTTTTACAAAACAAGACGTTTTAAATAGTCCTCTTATCGCTGGGAGGGATGCAATATTTGAAAGAGAAACAGCATCTTTCGGTCAAACATCAGGTTCATCTTTAACGGGAAGTTTTATTGTCCCTTGTAATGTTAGGCATACTGCAGGAATACTTCCTGCAAATAGAATGAGAGTTTACACAACAAAAGGGACAGTAACTGAACTAGCTTTATGGATGCAAAATAGATATTCTAGTAGAGGTAGAGATACTTTAGATAAGTCCTCTAGAGCTTTAGTTAATGGTCATGGTTCAGTTTATAAAGGAGTTACTGAGAGATTACAACCTTTTTCATCTACAGAAGAGGCATTTCCAATAACACCTTCAGCAGCTGAAACGCTGGATGATCATTCTCCCTACGTTTTGTTTCCGCAAGATAAAATCATTATAGGTTTTCAATATCCGCCACCTGAAAATTTAAAAACAGCTGGGGGTGTATTTGATGATGTTAGATTAAATAGAATGGGTTTTAACGGACCAGGAAAAATTACATTATACGGATCGCAAATTAAAGAAAATAAAGAATTTCATGACACGTTAAATCAAAACTTGACAACCTTAGGTGTCCATGAGGCAATTCATTATGATAACCCAACATTAGATCAATTTTTAGTTGCAACAGAAGCTGAATACAGTGGAAGCTATATGGATACATATGTTAAGGGTGGCATTGGATCAGTTGCTAGAAGTATTGTGGGGACAGGCGGTAATGAAATTAGCGGATCTTTGCAGAGATTTAGAGGATTTGATAATAGACAACAGAGATATTATGATTCTGTGTTAATTGATATTGAATCTATGTTTAAAGCTGATGGTTATAAGATGTTAGATGGAACAGCAATAGGGTTGTCTGATCCAAGAATTAGATTAGGGTCTATTACAACAGTAAGTTCTGGAGAATTTGTTCATAATTCTTGGCATGCAATATTTCCTTTTGAACCTCGTTATCATAATTCTGCTAAAAAAATATCACAAAAAATTTATCTTTATCATGTAGGAGCAGAAAATGATAGTACAGGAAATTTATTTAATCGCTCCAATTTTAGTTTTTTAGGAACAGATGTTACAACTGACGCAGATTTAGAAAAATGATTTTTTAATTCGTCATTTGCTGCTTTTTCATTTGGATCCGGCCAAAGAAACATGTTTAAATTTGTTAATGGCACTACACGTTTACATCGTCCAAAAGGGTTTAAATATGGTATTATTAATGCATTACCACAATTTACCAAAAATATATATCGAGGTGATAAATTTGGTCAAAGAGCAGATATGTTAGAACAAGCACAGGATAGCAGGTTTTTAGTAGGTAGCAGTTTTACTTCTGATGGACCGCTAAGAATTAGATTTGTTTTAGATGATGATGATAATGACCAATATGTTTATTTGAATGAAAATGAAATCATAAATAATACGTATGAATCATCAAATCTGAGCATATATGCAACTTCTTCACTTCCGTTTTTTGATGATGAAACACCTAGAAATAGAGATTATGATAATATAAGTTTACCTAGTAGTATTTTAGAAGTTGTATCAACTTAGAGGTAACGACTAATGGCAAAGAAAAAAATTAGAGGAAAAACTATTAAATTAGCTGATGCAAATAAAGCTGATTATATAGTTCGAAAAAATGATGGCATCAATATTGACACTGTTACATTTCCTAGCGACGTTCAAATTGGACTAGCTTCAGGAAAAAATAGTAATTTAACTGTCACGGGACAAATCAAAGGATCGATTCAAGAAACAAAAGATGGTTTGCCATATCTTGTTGCAGGTACAGGTATAACAATTGCCACAGGATCTAACGGTCAGGTGACAATAGAATCTTCTGGAGGTGGAGCATCAGGAGATATAACAAGTGTAATTGCTGGTAATGGTTTAACAGGAGGAGGGTTAACTGGAGATGTTACACTTAATGTTGGATCTGGAACAGGAATAGATGTAGGGGGAAATTCAATCAGTGTTGATGTTTCTGATTTTATGTCTAATGGAGCAGCTAATAGAATACTGACAGCCACGGGCCCAGATACAATGCAAGCAGAGTCTTTGTTATTATTTGACGGGACAACACTATCTGTGCCTAATAAAATTAAAGTTTCTGGGGATGTACATTTAACCAACACTGATCCATTTCTTGTCACAAATAGCACAAATTTAAAAGTCCAGTCATCTGGAAGCATATGGGCACAAATTGATGATGGAGGAGATAAAACTTCAAGTTTCAGAATATATTCAGGCTCGCAAATAATAATGAATGTCGAAAGTAGTAACTTTTCAACAACGTTTCCTGCCGGAGATATTTTTATAACAAATAATAATGACTTAAGATTAAATACAGGCGGAACAATAGTCTTAGATAATAATAGCGATTCTGAAGTATACCTCAGCTCTTCAAGTGGATTATCTTTGGACATTGACAGTAATAATATCCTTAATTTATACGCAGACAATAATATAATTCATTATTTAGGAGATCATCAGGCTGGAACGTATTCTAGAAATTCTTTTAATGCAGGAAACAACACGTTTAACGTGGACAATGATGATATGGACTTTAGAGTGCATACAAGCAACTATGAAGGTACATTCTTTGTTGATGCCGGCGACGATACTGTAATAATAGGCGCACAAGATTTTGATTCAACCCCAGCAGCTTCAGAGCTTCTTTCAAAGGGTTATGGTAACGATGTTAAAATAATGTTGTCTGGGACTTATGACTCTAAGGACAGTTCGACCCGAGGTGTTGTTTTAATGACAGGTGACACAACAGTTTCCGGAAACTTGTATATAGCAGGAGACACTTCCGCAAAAAGAAAAATCTCATCGATCGGATCAATGGAAATTAGGTCTATAGATGGGACAACTTCTGTTGTCGGAGATAACAATGTTAATGTTTGGATTGGTTATGATGGAGCAGGTTCAAATCAATCATTTTCCATTTATAAGGGCACGGGAGGTTATGAGCAAATATTTGTTGTTAGTGAAGACAAATCAGTTAGAATATTTGGTGAACTAGATGTTGAAAGTAATTTAGTTGTTCATTTAGATTACGACTCTGATAATTCAAATTCTTATTTTGGAACTAAAAATGGAGGCGGAACTTTTAATCAGGTTTTTTATGAAGATGGAAGAGCTTATTTTAATTATAGTAGACAGTCAACAGGAAATTTTATAGTCAATGGAGATAATGATTATGGATTAATATTTGTAGATGCTGGAGAGGACGCTGTTGCTTTAGGTAGTGCAATAGATATAAATCCTAATTGGTCTGAACTTACAGAAACCGGAACAGATGTTAAAGTATTATTATCAGGAACAATCGGTTCCAAAGATGGTTCAACACGAGGGGTTACATTAGCAGCGGGTGATTTTGCTGCTTCTGGGAGCATATACACGGGAGGCAACTTACTTTCACTAGATAGTACATTGGCTTTAAATGCTAGTTCTGAAGTTAGTTCTTTTGTATCTTCAAATAAAAATGCCACATATTCAAGTGCAACTGAGTTTAATACAAATCGAGCTGATGTTGATTTTGAAGTTAATACAGATGATTATTATGGTACATTTTTTATTGATGGTAATGACAATACAATAATAATAGGACATGAACTATTTGACAGTTCCCCATCAGCATCAGAAGTTTCCGGATATGGTAATGATGTTAAAATTATGTTATCTGGATCTGCCGGATCAAAAGATACTTCTAATAGAGGTGTTGTTTTAGTGACAGGTGATTTAGTTGTCTCAGGGACTACTCATTTAACTAATTTAACCAGCCCGGGAAGCATATTATCATTTAGAAATTTTAATACAGTAAATGCAGAAGACTTTGATGTGCCTACAAGTTTTAACTTTATAGAAGGGATCACTTCTGGAAAGGCATACATAACATTTGATGCACCTTCAACAGGAAACGTTGAGTTAGAATTTAGTGTCTACGTTGAACAAACTGGTGCTGGCGCTGACTTGTTTATGGCATTATCAACAAATGGATCTACATGGACAACTATTTCAAATACAGATGTAAAAGTTTTTGATGGAGATGAGAATGACGATGGATATCGAACATTTAAATGGATTCTTACCGGTCTAACCTCTGGAACTTCTTATACATATTATTTTGGGGCAGAGTCTAATAGTAGTACTGGTATTGACCTTAATTGGGGAAAAGCTTCTGCTGCTATTGGTTACCCACCTTTAATAATGAAAGCAACATCACTTCCAAATACTATTACGTAGTTTTTTTAGCAGGGTATAATTATAAATTATGGGAATACTAAACAAAAAAGAGAGAATAATGGATACGATCATAACTGTTGAAGGACGTCGACAGTTTGGGCGTGGTAATTTTAGACCTGAATTTGCATCTTTCACAGATGGGCAAGCGTTTTACGAAACTGATGTAGTGAGTGGTTCTACAGATGCTAGAGATAGAATACTTTTTGAAGCAGTCAGCTTACCAGCAGATAAAATATTTTTAGAGTATGATGATTCAGGTAGACTACTAGGAAGTCCTGATGTTAAAATTAATATTGCAGGTAATTCCGGAATATTTCTCAGAGATGATAACGGAAATTATAATTTAGCGAACAATAGCAATTTTACAACGTTAGCAGAAACAATGGTAACAGGTGCAATTGATAATTTAAATAGACATCAGCTACTTGGTTCTTATAAACCTAATGATGTTAATGATTTTTCTTTTGATCTAACAGAAGAAAATATTGATTTTGTAATTGACAACATAACGCCTTTTGGTAATCTACCTAATAAAAACTCTAAAGAAATAGACGCAATGCAACCTTTCCTTTATGACAAAAGGTTGAATCATTTACCACAATTCCAATTTTTGCCGCCTGTTAGATCTTCAGATAATAAATTAGTAAGCCTTTATGATGATTTAAATGATCGATCAATAATAACTTTTCAAGACTTAATTAATGATATCGGTGAGTTACCATTAGAAAATAAAAATACAGAATCTGAAAAAGATTTATTAAGTCAATTTGGAAATTTAGAAGATTCTTTTGTTAATGCTGCTAAACAAAATACTAATCCAAACATAGGATACCCAAGAGAATCAGTTAAGTTTGTTGATACAACATTATCAAACAATATTTTTGCTCAATGTTTTGAAATTAGATCAGAAAATAATGAAAACTACTTGGAAAAGTTAAGTGTTATTGATTTCGGAACTTTTAGAGATAATTCAGACAAAAATAGACCTGACAAACATGTGTTTTTTGTGGGCAAAGTTAAAGACGGTGTTGGTAATATGCCTACTTTTATTAATTTATTTACTTTGGTATTTGACTAAAGATAGAATTTTGGAGAAAATAATTAATGCCTATTCGAGTTAAATTTAATCAAAGCGTTATAAACAAAAATAATAGAAAGTTAATTCTTACGCCTAATGAGACTAATGAGCATGTTGTTGTTTTTCTTAATAAAAATAACAAATACGAATTTTTAATTCCATTAAGAGTAGATTTAAAAGAAAGTATAAATAAGAACTTTACTTTTGAAATGGAAATACAAAATAATTTACAACTTAAAAAACCAACGATTGTTAATGAATCAAGTTTAAGTCCATCAACAGAACATTTAGATAAGTTTGGAATGCTACCTGGTCAAATTAATCAAAATTCTAGAACTGTTGAACGAATTAAAAAGCGTAAAGAAAAATTAGAAAGATATGAAGGAATTAACAATTCAAAAGGAAGAGATAAAAATTTAGGAGAAAATAGTTTAAGATCTAATTCTGACAGAAAATTTCAAGGAAAATATGGATCTAATGACAAAGTTAAGCAAAAAATTAAAAAAGATATAATATTAAATAATGTTCATGAAGCTCAAAAAGTGCAACGTGATATTGTTTTATTGAATAAAGCTAAAACGATTAAAAAGAAAAAAATCGACTATACAAAAAAAATATCTAATAAAAAAGTAAAAAATATTGTTCGTAAAGATAAATCAGATGATGAAATATTTGGTTATAAAAAGTCTTATAAACTAGGTAAGCCTAACAATCCTGGTATTGACATGTCGTCCCCTATTTATATTTCAAATATCGACATAGGCGGTAATATAACAAATACCGGTCAAAATAATATTAATAATAATCCGGATATTAAAAACAATAACATAAAAAATCAGTCCACAGAAGTTTTATTAAATAATCAATATCTTAAAAAACAAGATCCCGCTGTTCTTTTTGAAGGCGTACCAACACATCGTTCTGTAAAAAATGTTGATCGAGGTACAAAACCAAAATTAGGTGTTAAAAGCTCTGGTAAGAAAAGAACAACTTTAGATAAAATTAACGTTTCTAAATCTTTAAAAGATAACACAAAACCACCTGGGCTTGATCTAGTTAATCGAGCTGTAGGTAGCGGTAATCGTTCTATAAGAACAGGAATTAAAGGCACAGGAAGCTTTGATATTACAGGAAGAAAAAATAAAAAAGTCAAAAATAATCAAAAACCATTTGTTTATTCACAAAAAGAAATTAATAGAAAAACACTGATTTATATGAATTATGTTTTAGAAGATGATCATCTCTTTGGTGAAAAAGTAAATCTTGTTTTTAAGTGTATTAATAGAAAAGGTTTAGTCCTTATGGATAAAATCTTTACACTAAATGCATTAGACATTATTGACAAGCAAACATCAATACCAGATTTTATGCCGAGCTTAAGTGTGACGAAAAATAGACACGCAAATTTTGCGCGTGTTGAAGTTTTTAATAAGTCATCTAATGATATAAGATACAAAATTTATAGAAAAGTCCTAGAACCATCAAAAAGTATTCAATCTTTAAATTATTCGCTAATATTAGAAGGAACTGTCAAAGCAAAGTCGTCAAATAGAGAAAAAATCGATCAGTATCACAACTTAGATTGTTTGTATCGAATGACATATGAAATATTTGGAAAAGAAGACAGCATAGAATACGCAAATTTTTCAAATGATGTTTCGTTAATGGCACACCCGGCAAATAGTTCTAGATATGTCGTTCTAGAAGCAGCAGTTACAAATGTAGAATCTAATGAGTCAATTGAAGTTGAAATTAGACATCTACCTCCTGACACAGATAGTGTAAAACTTTTAAGAAAATCTGTTAGTAATGTTAATAGTCCTAATAAGATGCAAAAAATGGAATATGTCAGAGATCCTAATGATGATAATAGAGTCCAAATTAAAAAGCCTAGTTTAGATAGAATGGTTTCTTTTGTTGATAGAGGCGTTGTTGACGGTACCACTTATGAATATCGTGCTGAAATTCTTTTAAAAAGAGGTACAAAACATGTAAGTACTAATTGTATTAGAGAAAAATTTGAGGAAAAAACAGACATATTTAAGCCAAAATTGGGTGTGTCAGATCAAATAGAAAATAATGATTTAACAGTAAATATAAACAGCTTACAAAACGTATTTACAAACGTAGATTCTCTTAAAGCCTTAAGTGATCAACAAAAAATTAAAAGTGTTCCTGTTCTTAAATTAGAAAAAAGAAAAACAATAGCTGACGATTTAATTGACAAGCTATCAGCAAAAGGCGAAACATTTACCGAAGATCTAAAAAAGATTAAGCAAGCATCAAACGTACAAGGTGGCGCATCAATTACTTTAATTAATAAGACAGATGGTGGACGTTTTCATTTAGGGGACATTAAAGAAGGAGAACCTATAATAACTGGTAATCTTAATTTAGAAGGATCCTCAGTTAAAAAGAATTGCGAATATGCAATAAAAATTGAACCTTACGAAATATCAACAAAAGACACAATAGATAAAATATCTAAAGTTTTGTCTAATGCTAATAGTTTAGCAAATGCATCAGAAGTCGTTAATAAGTTTTCTTCAATAAGAAGATCAGCATTAGCAGATATTAAAAGAAGTAGCAGACAAAATGCTACTAGTCAAAAAGATCGATCTAAATTCTTTAGTAAGCGACGTTTAAAAAGAGGATCGATTGAACCAGCAGATCGCGCAAAATCTTTAGCTAAGTCCACAATTAAATCAGATTTTATTGATTTAGATTATACAGGAGATATTATCAATATTCCTTTCAATACCAATGTTAGAAGAGAATTTTCAGCTGTATTTGTTGATACATATGTGTCGCCTTATCACAATGTTATTTTAACGTTTAAAGTTGCAGGATCATTGCAGGATATAGACTTTATTATAATTAGTGCAAAAAAAGATGACGAGTATTATCCTGTAGGATCAGCACATTGTGATAAAGAAAATGAAATATATAATTTTTTAGATTATACAAATTCTGATTATTTAGGAAGAATTGAATATTATGCACAAGCTGTTTATGAGTCAGGTGAAATTGATACGCAACGTCATAAAATAGGCGAAGCAATATTAGTTAATAAATTTGATGATGAATTCTTAATTAAAAATAAAAAATAGGATAATATAAAATGGGCGGATTTAATTTAACGACCCTTGACAGCAATGTTAGTTTCCAACCTGGAAAATTAACAGTGTCAGGAATCAATGCTGAAGAAGAAGAAACAAATACTGCAGTTATTAGTAATACAGAAGTTGCATTAGAAACTAGTCCGGATCCTGCTTATGAACCACCTCCTACATCTTCAACATATGTTTCTCAAGAAGTAAAAGATTTAAACCCAGAAGTTGAACAAGATCCTTTTGACACTGTAGGGGAAACAGAAGAATTTTACAATGAAGTTGAAATCTACGACCCTCTAAACAAAGGAGGCGGAGAAAGTGCACGAAATCCAGCCAATATTCCTGATCCCGGAGCAATAGCAGATTACAAAGAAGAGCAAGAGGAAAAAGAACAAGAAGAAGAATCTGAAGAAGAATTAGACTTGCCTATAGATAAAGATGTAATACATGAGCAGCTAGGAATAACATTAGAAACATACTTAGAAGAAGTAGCACCAACTATTTATGACACAATACCAAATTCTAATGATACATATGATAGCACTTCTGATAATCCATCAAATACTACATACTATAGACTTAAAGAAAAGCTAAACGCTGAAGGGTTTAGCGAAGAATTTCCACAAGTTATTGGAATGACTGAATTTAAGCCTCTTTTTTCTTTTATAGAGGCAAATGATCCTAGATCAATATCAACTAGTGACTTAAGTAAAATTATTGAAAGTTTAGACTTGAAAGAAACACCCGCTAACAAACTTTTAGAAATTCAGACTCACGTAAAAAGAATATGCGGTAAAAATACACGGCAACTATTTAATATATTTAATAAAAGCTTTACTAATAACAGATATAAAAATAGTCCTTACACAAACGTACGGACGTTTATTAATGATTTAAATAATTTAGATCAAGAAACTAAGTTTATGAGAGATATTTCTTATAATTTTTTAGACGATACATTTTCTATTGAAGAGATTGTGCAATCTTTAAAAAACAATGGAAAGTCTAAAGGAACAAACATTGCTGTATTTATAAAAGGTAACTCTAATAATCCGTATGTGTTAGCTGTATTAAGATACTACATCTTAATAAATTTTGCAAAATCAATTATGAGTCTTTTGCAAAAAAAAATAGAAGGTAGAGGTTCTTTCTTAAATTCATTTTACGATGACGTTGTTGTTAATAGTGACATAGTTGATTCAGATCTCAAAAGAGTGTTTAACGACCTAGGGTTGTCAATTAATGATTTTAATAATTTTCTGTCAAATATATTTGTCCAAGATCTTCCTACAAGTGCGAATATTGCCAGGCTAGTTAAAGCAATACACGCAATTGGATCAGGGATGATTACTAGTAAAGAATATAAAATTTATAATAATGACAATTTAGACGAGGCAAACGGGCTAGTTGTTGAATCGATCAAATCTTTTTTAGATCATAGCAGAAAGATGAAGTATGAAAGTTTTTTAAAGCATGCTTACAATAATAACTCTTATACTACAAATAGCAGTTTAGAAGAATCACAAACTGATCCAACGTCAGCGATATCTATTCTTTCTCCTTACCTATTTGATAAGGAATTAGATATAAATAGTTATACACAAATTACGAGAGCACTTATTCCTTTAGTCTATGATATTAAAAATACTATAAGCTTTGGGAAAAATACCAATGATACAGACAATGACAAAGATAGTCAAATTAATTTGATCGAAAATCATTTACACCCAGATGGTATTAGTTCATCAGAAATTTATAACAATAAAAGCACAAATATCAATACTAGTAAAGATGTAATGAAATATTTCGACAAATCAATAGACATAAATTTTTCAACAGATCCAAACATAACAGAATCAATAATAAATACAACAGATTTTTCTAAATTAGTATATCAAAATCATGATGATAAAACAATTTTAATTGCAGATAACAATGGAATTATTCATAAAGATGAAACTAGTGCAATAGGAGATGACAACATTCAATCTCTGAGAGAATTTGCATTTTCATTGGATGATTTTTCAGGAGATAAAATTAATGACGTGTATTCACATGTCCAGTCTTCTGTTACAAACATGACTAAACAATTTAAAGATAATTATGCAGTTAAAAATCTGTCTGAATACTCTCATATACCCGAAGATTATTTTACTAATTTCTTTGATAATCTTGCTGAAATGATTCAAGATTTAAGATTTTTAAATACTACTTCAGATACTAGACTAATGGAAGCAATAGCATTAACTTATGCTGGTGTATCAAAAAAAATTAATAAGAAAACGTTTATAGCATCTTTAGTTTTGCATCATAATATAAAGTTAGGAGACGCACGTCAATTCTTTAACATGTATGCAGACAACTTGCTGGATTCTATGGTTGTTGCTGATGAATTAGTAGATACATTTATAAATAATGAGTCTTTTATTTCTAAATCAAATAATGGAAATGACTTTAGAGAAGCAGCATTGATTAAAGTGCACAATAAGCAAGCTTTTTATGGAGGAGAAATAAATACTAGTACAGAAGCTTCGACAGATTATTACGATTATGTACGAAGATCTGTTTTTGATTATCTTTTCACAAGATATTATGATAAATTAATACCTGGAACACAGCTCACAGTTGGGGGAGGAAATCAAGATGATGATGCAGGTGAACAGTCAAATTTAAATCAAGTATTTTTAGATGCTGTGTATAAAGATTTAAAGAAAGATAAAAAACGCACATATGATGGTGATGAAGGAAACTTAGAATATATATGGGATGCATCATCGGAAGATAAAACTCAAAAAATGGGCACACCAAAAACAATAGATTTAAGTGTACCTTCAAAATCTGATACAGAATATAATGTGGGAGGAAGCTGGACAGTAACAAAAATTAATCAGCCTTTTAAAAGAATGTTTAGTATTAGTGATGCAACGAACAATCAATTATTAAGACATTCATTTTCTTATGATGAAGAATTTATTAATAAATTTTCTGAATTGTCCAATTTTTTAAATATAGATGATTTTTTAAATAAAACTTCAGATATTGCATACGGATCAACATCACTTGCTCGAGCTTATTTGCTTCATTTCTTAACAGTAAGACTATTTGCAACATCTCTATCTTTTTGCTTTAAAACAACAGGATTGGGCGAGGAAAAAGATAAAGAAAAACATCAAAAAAAGAGAGTAATATCAATACATTACAATATTGATCAATTTAAAGCAATGTATGACGCACTAAAAGGATTAGATCCGGAACCGGCAAAGTATAATGACGAATCTAAACCGGTTTATAAATTAGTGTTTGATAACGTTAAAAAAATTAGAGATTTTGCTTTAGGACATGTAGAATTTCATGACAAAGGCATGGTCATTGCACTCTCAGCTTTTAATAAAATAGAAGGTTACTTTAAAAAAGTAAGAGATCAAAACAGAGTATCACAATCTGATGATAATCAAACTTTGACAGCATCTTCATATCTGAACTCTTTAACAGATGACTTACAAAATCACAAATTCTTTGATTATTACAATATTGATCAGTTTAAATTAAATGCTGTTAGTTTACTAAAAATAATGTATCCATCAAAAAATAATTTTTATCTACCAGGCGGTAAAGATATAACTGATAATCAAATAGCTTGTATGCGTAAATTTTTCTCTTATAATCAAGAATACTCACCAGGTCAAATCCCTAGAAATAAATTTACGTCATCAACTCAAGAAGAACTTAACTTAACAGCAAAAAAATACATACTACATGTTGGTATTACTAATAATATGTTAAGTACAATTAGAGAAGATCAAATCGCAAATATTCAAGATACATCAGGAATAATATTAACTGGGGCGGAAAAAGGAGAGTTAAGAAAGTCTTTGAATAGAAATTCTATTATTAAAATTAATTTGTTTAGAAAAAACATGATGTCAGGTGAAGAAGTTTCAGTCAAAAGTTTCTTTTTTGACACCAGTAAATTTATTATTGAAAATATTGATCATCCGAAAGTAAGAGATATACATTCAAACTTAGCTAAATCAAATGTTAAATTAAGAGATTTTATTAAGTCACACAGATTTTATCATGTTGACAACACGATGAATATACATCGTATGTCTGCAGGACAAATATTTAATATGTCATCAGAAGATTCAAATGAAAATATGACTAATACAGAAAAAAATGATTTAATTATGAATCATTTAAATGATTATTATTTAAAAATGTATTGCAAGGCAATTTTAGGGATAGACTACGATGAAGACATATACCATTTTAATAATGCATTAGAAAAAACTCTATCACGAGGTTATGATACCGGGTTTAATGAAAAAAATTACATTACTGCTTTTGAACAGCCTATTAAACGTTTGATAAAAACGAATGATTTAAGTTATGCACAAGAAAGAAATAGAATTGAGTCAGAAGCGCAAAGATCTATATTTTTTGCACCTAGGAAATATCTAAATAGGTCAATTTTACCTAAAACTTTTGATAGAGTATTTTCTTTATATTTGAACATGAATGAATTAAGCACACCTGGAGATAATCAATTTGTCTTTTTAGATCAATTTTATTGTACAATTCAACTTACAACTAAAGTATTGATTCCTGGCGAAGTATCTTCACCTATAGATTTAAGTACACCTGCAATGCAAAGTGTCTTAAATAATTCATCAACAATAACACAAACAATCGCCGGAATGAATTTATTTAAATAGAGAGAAAATTATGCCTACAGAAGAATTGTATGACGAAGGATATACGTCAGATGAAATGAAAGAGCTAACTGCAGAAGAGCTTAAAACACTACAGACATATCAATTTCTTCAACAACGAGATATATCTGTTGCTATAACATTAAATGCAACAAATGTTAGTGAAAGAAATATAACTTATGCTGTAAGTGATGAATCATCGCCAACAAGAGCATTAACAATTGTCGATCTTCCTGAAGTTAGTTTAGATCCTAATAGCGTTGAATTTGTTTACAATCGATTTGAAAAAAGTGAAAGACTAAGTAGAAATAATCCTTCATTAGCGCAACAAGACGAAAAAATATTGAGCACAAATGATGCCATAGCAAAATTTAATCTTAAATCTAGATATATAGCTCCACCTAGATATATCAAGATGAATTATTCAGGCAATGTTTCAGATGAGTTTTCTGCTGATTTAGTAGATATTAATAAATTTGCATTGACGTCAGGTGGAACTATCGATAGACCTAGTTTCAAAGGTAAAATATCTGATATTATTAATGATATTAATCCAGATCAGATTCTTGTTGAAGGGGGTTTGTACAGTTACTATTATTCTGGGACAGAGTTAATAGACACAGGTTTGGATAAAAAATATTTAAAATTTGTTGAAAATTTTTCTAAAATTGATAATGATATAAGGAATGTTGACCCTAGAAAAAGAAGTCGTACAAAAAAAGTTAGAGAAATGATAGAAGAGTTAAAAGAAAATGATCAGCTATCAGACAAAGACTTATTTTCAGAAGTTTTAAAATTACTTAGTCAAAAAAATGTAAATAAACTTTCAGACAAAGAAGAATTAATGAATCAAATCAGAGCTTTAAGTCATTCGTTGGCTTTTAGTAATTTATGTTTTGATAAAATCATTAAAGCTAGTTTAGATTCTAGGACGTCTTTATATGAAGATGAGTTAAGATCTTATAAAGGAATTACAAAAGATGTGTACGATTCAGTTATAACCTCTATACAAGCTGAAACCATGCAAGGAAGTGACTTTGAAACACAAATAGGTTCAACATATCTTTACGACTATGAAGTTTTAGATGATTTAGTTCAGGCTAGAAATGGAGAAGATGAAGAAGGCATAATTGCTGGTGTCGTTCATATTGGATATCTAATTGAACGTGTTGAAGTCATTAGAGATCAAGTAACTTTTTTAGATCCTGTAATTAAAGGATTGAATTTTACAGAATTTATTGATGTTGATGTTGCATATGGTGGGACATATATTTATAAAGTAAGAAACTTATTTTTGGTAGAGTATGATTGCATATCAGATTCAGGACAATTTTTAAGAGCTTCTTTTGTCATTGCTTCACAAGGAAAAACAGTTATCAAATCTTGCTTTGAAAATCAGTCTCCCAAACCGCCTCAATCAGTAAAATTCAAATATGATCATAAAAATAAAGGATTGTTAATATCATGGGAATTTCCACCAAATCCGCAAGGAGATATAAAATATTTTCAGGTGTTTAGAAGAAATTCAATTAATGAGCCCTTTCAATTAATAAAATACTATGATTTTGATGACACAATAGGTAAGGTAAGACAGCGTGAATACCCAAGTAGAAAAGAATATATACGTTTGTCTAAAAACGGTGAAACATATGCTTTGACAAACTGTATTGATTATGAATTTAATAAAAAAAGCGAGGCAATATATGCTGTGGGCTGTGCTGATGCGCATGGTTTAATATCAAATTTAAGTGCGCAATTTAGAGTAAAATACAATAATAAAAACAGAAAAGTTGATACACAGCTAGTAGTAACTTCAGGAACTCCTAGACCTTACCCTAATTTATTTTTAAATGTCGATACTGTACAGGACGCAATGAAAATATCAGGAAAGAATAGAATGACAGTTTACTTTACGCCTGACGTGTACAAAACTTTTAAAGGGAGTCAGGCACCTAAAAAGTTTATTTCAACTACTGAAACTGATAATCCAACTTATAAATTTAATTTCGTTAACACAGACTTACAAAAGAGTAAAATGTTAAATATAACCATTAAAGATGTGTCGACGTCTAATGATTCGTTAGGTGTTCCTTATCTTGAACCTAACAATTTAAGTTTTTCTTTGACGAAAAATGAATAAAATAAACATTTTTTTTCTTACCATTATAATTACTATATAAATAATTCGGAGACATAACATGGGATTTTTAGATCACAGTACAAACAACATTATCGTTGATGCTGTTTTGACTAGAAAAGGAAGAGAATTTCTAGCAAATAATGATGGAAGTTTTAGTATTGTTAAATTTGCTTTAGGCGATGACGAAGTCGACTATACAGTTATTGAACAATATGGAAGAACCGTTGGTAAAGAAAAAATAGAGAAGAATACTCCTATTTTTGAAGGTTTAACAAATGGAGCTCAGGCTTTGAAACACAGATGTTTGAGTTTATCACCTGCAACTTTTGGTGGTGCACTTTATTATCCTGTACCTAGCTTCTTTGGAGATAGTAATTTAATTAATAATAACGTTTTAAAACTAAGTACAATTAATCAAACACTTAAAGATTTTAATTTTAGATTAACTATGGAAGATGAGACATCAATCCCTGAAGATTTTCAATCAGGAAATTTTGAAATATTATTAGATAGTAATCTTTTATTGCTTAGTGGTGAAGTTGCTGAATTTACATATCCAGATGGAACAGCTTCATATGAAATACCTCCATCAACAACTTCAAATAGTAGGGTTGCTATTAATCCAACATTAGCAATAAAAAGAAGTTTGACCAGTTCTTCAACATTTAGTTTCTATAAAGTCAAGTCTGAATCTTTTATAAGAACTTTTGTTACATTGAGACATAGAAATAGTGGTATATCAAAAACCATAGAGGTACAAATATTTAACACAGCGATTAGCTCTAGAGGAATTTAAAGAGGGATAAATGAGTTCATATAAAGATTTAACTGCGAACGACATAAAAACAACGACAACATTTCTAAATCAATTAGTTAACGTTGTTTCACAAGACGTTTCGTCATCAGCTTCGTCAAGTACAAGAAAAAGTTACCAAGTTTTTGTAACAGGTGGCGTAGGTCCAGGAATCACTTCTTCGTTATTCCAAACTGTTTTTGATCAAGATTTTTCATTACAAACATCAAATGCAATGTTTGATATGACAGTAGGATTATTCTCTGGGTCTGATACGGTTTCAGTTGCGACAACGGGTGAAGATGCTAACGGTAAAATACTCTTTACATCAAAATCAGTGATGATGAGAGAAAAAATTAATGTTTATAGACAATATGCACAATTCCTTTTAGGTGACGCTGATTCAAGATTTGCAGCTCCTTTTGGATCAAGCACGACAGCAAATCAAATTGATGAAGCAATGTTCTTATCATTTAAGAGGCTTTTTCATCGTGATGGAATTAAACGTGAAACATTTGCAATGAAATTTTTTCAAACAGGTGTTATGTCAAATCACGAGCAAAGTGGACAACCGATAAGACCAACACTTGAAGTTACTTCTACAAGCGGATCAGTCATCTTTACTGACGTAGGATCATCAACAAATGTTGAAAGATCACAAGTTGGTGGGGATGTAGGTAATATTGTTGATGCATCTAATACTAATAGAACAGTTGGTAATATTTTCTATCAACAAGGTATTGTAGTTTTAGACTTAGCAAAAATAATATCCGGATCACAACACGTTTCAGGTGTTATACCGGGTATGAGAAGCGGAACTTCTAGAGACTATGCATCAGGTGAAGTAGGAATTGGTACAGTTGATGAATCGCAAAATGCTAAATACATTCCAGACTTTTTAGTATCAGGTTCTATTGATTCTATTGTAGATCACTTAGCATCAACAAGATTTGGAGACGGAAGCACAGTTGCTATGGCTTTTCAAAATGAAACTGCAATTAATTCAACATTGATATTCTGTAGAGCTGAAGCTGATGAATTTAATTTCTCATCAAACCCAACTTATACAAATGACTCAGGAAAGTTAAGAGTAATTGATACAGGACAAGAAAATCAACAACTTCCTTTCACAATGGTAACCACAGTCGGGTTGTACAATGAAGCTGACTCTCTCTTAGCAGTTGCAAAATTGAGTCGTCCTGTAGAAAAAAATGAAGAGAAAGATATTACATTCAGAGTACGACTTGACTTCTAATGGAGCATTAGATGTCATTTATAAAACTTAATAAAAGCCTCTTCGAAACATCATCAATAATATTACGCAAAAATGTAACTTACACTAGTAGTTCTATTGATGGTGTTTCAAATGCTCTTAAATTATCAAAAAGAGAATTAGGCTTTAAAGAAGTAACACAAGATTCTGCAGTAGCTAATTATTCAGATAGTTCTATAACAAACGTAACAAATAGAACAAATGATAATGCGTATACAGGTTACTTACTGCTACCTAATTCTGAAGTTCCTGGTAATCCTAATCCATTTGACGGAAAAGGTGTAACACCTACAAATATACAACCCCAGTTATTTCAGGATTATACAGACTTACTCAATGTAGCTCCTGAAAATACGATGCGTTCTTATGTCACCGGTGTTTTCTATGATTATGACTCCAGATTTAAATCTCTAAGTATTCTAGGAGGATTAAGATCTTTTCCACAATTTATAGCTACTTATGTGGAAGGCACTACAATATCTAAGTCTACAGGATTAGCAAAACAAATTAATTCTGTTAATAATACAGATGCACTATATGCAGGGAATAAATCTGTACACGATTATGTTTTTGACCAAACACCCGACATTGATCCTTTTAGTATTTTTGAATTGCATGCTGACATTAATGATGGAAACTTAGATTTAAACGGATCTAAAGCTTTGTTTAAAAAAGCAGACTTTAAAAAGACGGTTATTGACCACTTAATCCCACATTACAAAACTAATTACAATAATTGTGATTTTTCTTATACTAATTATAATTGCTTAAATTTCTTTTATGATTCCAATAGCGATCACACAGGAAGAGAAGTTTTAGTATATAATTCTGGATATCCAAGTTATCTTGCAAACTATAATACAAATGGAACTTTAAATTCAAATGTGGCAGAATTTTTTGTTTCTTGTTGGGTTAATCCTAAGTATAAAAATAGCGAAGCAAATGGAGACATGAACACAGGAACAATTCTTCATATTTCTTCTTCACTAGCACTATCAATTGTAACTGGTTCTCATAGAGATGAAGAAGGTTACGCTGATCGATATCGTTTAATGGTACAATTAAAACATAGCGCAGGAATTAATCCTTCCACTTTTTTAGTTACTGGTTCATCCAATAGAATAGATGATGGAAGATACCCGCACGACTTAATATATTTAACAGATGACAACTCAATTAAGAGAAATACATGGAATTATGTGTCTGCAAAATGGGGATATACTAAAAATAGTCAGCAATTAACGTTAAGAATTAACGATAAAAAATATACATACACAGTTCCATCAGCAAGTATATCAGAAAATAATGCTTTTGGCAATGAAGTTACGTCCGGAGTTCCCTATGCTTTTGTAGGAAATTATCATGATGGGGAAGCTTCAACAATTAAAAACTATTTTGATACTAATAAGTCCAAGATAGATTTTGCTAGATCTATAGGAGGTGCTACAGCACATGCAGTCCCTACTTTTGTTAATACACAGCATGTTAATCATTTGCAAGCAGAACTTCACGAGCTTAGAGTTCATGGTTCTTATTTGAGTGATACAACTGAAGAAAAATATCGTTATACAAGTTTTGATAATGCAAATTTTAATCATCGAGTACACAATTTAAATCTATATATTCCAGGTTGGTATGATTCAAATATTCATAATTCACAATTAGAAGATTCGACAACTGGGCTTATTTTATTTAATCCTGCATTATATGGCGGAAATTATTCTAAAAGTGATGGCTACGAATATCTGTACAATGGAGTCACAAATCCTTTTATGTCACATGGTATAGGAGGAAAATACGTCAATCTTCACAATTTTACTAGTAATTTTTCTAGATCTAGATTATTTGAACGTCCGGCAAGCAATAATTATGGTTACACTAGACCAATACATTTCAACATGTCAGCAAGTTTAATTGCGCATGTAACAGATACTAGTGCTGCCTTAGTATCGGTAAGAGATACACTAGCAAATCAAGATTCTATAATAAAGAGAAA